AAACGGCAAAAAGTTGTGTAGGAATTGTGTACGTTGTGCAAACTGGCATAGCTTTTTGTGCAAGCGCTCAAAAACGAACCACAAGATATAGTTATAGTTGAAATAGATAACCACAAGATATAGGGCGGGGTATAACAGCGTGGCATAGGCGGTATGCAGTTTTATGCATAAAACGGGCTTGAGTGGGCTATTTTATGCAATGGTTTTGCATATGGTAGTGGATAGGTAGCGTTGAAAAAATGTTGAAAACTTAGATGATGTTGTGGAAAACCCACTATGTCGTGTGGAAAACTTTTATGCGGTGGAAAAAATGTGGAAAACTTGTGGAAAAAATGTTGAAAAGTATTAGTTTTACCGCGCTGAACAGGGCAAACAGTAGCGCCCGAGTTTTCCACAAGTTTTCAACAATGAAAATGGATTGCATAAAATTCTAAAATTATTGCATATCGGGGGGTATGGTTTCGCTAGTGTGCAGCGGTTGCACAGTGGGTTTGACGTGGGAAAACGTTCTTCTATGCGTAGGGGGGTGGGGTTTTTGTATTGCATAAAGTGCAATAAAATTGCGTTATATTGCAGTTATTTATTCTACACGTGGGGAGTATATAGGCGTGAATAATAGGTTTTTTAACGTTTTCCCAGGTCAATGGGGGTATATTAAAACTGATAAAATGCCTAGTGAATAACTAGGTGATACAATGTGGTTCATCTAAACACAACCAAAAAAAATGAACATAAAGCAAAGAATTAAGGCATAAATATCTCGTTTAATTAGGATGTTTCAGCAATTTCTGTATACAACATTTTTATCAACATATCAGCAACAAACATCTACATATGTACATTTAAAAACAACGGAAACCATAACGGGGATGATAAAACGATCAAGTCTGGAAAACACGGGCTAAAGTTGCGATGATAAAACAAGCGATAAATAAAAAATGATAATATACATCATTAAAACAATATCTTTTGATATAGAACAGACAACTACTCAAACTGGTTTGATCGTACAGTTAAAATGAAAGATAATTTACCTACATATCAACAACATAAACAATGTTGACAAATAAAGCATGAAATCGTATACATGTATAATAGAAACAAATGTATCTAATACAACCCAAATATAATGTTGTATATAATATTGTGTGATATGATGTCGCCGTTAAGAATACACCGTCTTATATGTTGAATCATTTGTTTTAATGTATTATTTAACACATTGAAAATATCTATGCTTTATATTTTGATTTTCAGTGTTTGATTTAGTTTAATTAAATAAATATGATTATTTTTATTTGACCAGGATTGATCATAAAAATAAAATTCTTAATTTTTTTAAAATATTATTTTACCTTTGAGATAAAAACTGCATATAATAAAAATAACGATATGGTTAATACAATGTTTGTTTGCTAAACATCAGTAATTCATTTACTCGTTTTCTTATTTGAGATATTTGTAATTTGAATTGTTGCTATATTTACTATATTGTTATATTACTATATTGTATAGAATGTCAAAATACACACAGTTTTCGTGTGTGCGTTAGGGGTATTTTCTAAAGAGCACACACAGTTTTTGTGGAAATTTGACATTGTATAGATTATGAGCGATAATGTTTTTCGTTGATTATATCAACGTTTTCATCGACAACATTGACATTACTGTACCTTTACAATTAAATATATATGCATTTTCATTATATTCACTACCCATATAAACACGTTGATTGATTGGAGGTGGTTTGATGGCAGAAAAATATGAATATAGTTCTCCAAAAAAGCTCGATGGCATTTCAAGGTATTTTATAAAGATTCCAGAATCTATTATCTATGAAGATAATGCCGGGGATAAATTGATAACAACGTTTTCGTTTCTTTCAATTGGCAAGGGTTTAAATGATAAATGTATGTTTACCGTTAACAAAATGGTTGAATGGAGCGGGAAAAAACCGGACAGGCACGCAGGTGCCGTGAACTCAAGGTTTGAAACCGCTATAAAATATCTTGAGGAAAACGAATACGTATCTGTTGATTGCGATGTTTCTAATGTGAAAAGCACCTTTTGCTGCTCCGCCGAAATAAATATGGACAAAATACACGATGAATGCAATGATTATGATTTTGCAATTGTTTACGTTGACGAGATTGAGAAAATACTTAATTGGAAAAATCAAAATCCAAAAGATACGTTTTCAAACAATGATATAGTTTTAAAAGTGTTCTCTTATTTTAGAATGATTATAAAAAGAAGGTCGAACAAACTACCAAAAGACGATCATGATGTTGAGGAAAGAAAAAAAAGATGGCCTGAAGCATGGAACGGATATTTCAACGATATGTCCAAAGAGATTGGCGTTTCTGAAAAAGCGATGTCAAAAGCAGTTGATGTTCTTTGTGAAATTGGATTGTTGTATTTCGAATCGTTTCCAAGAAAAAAAATCGGCGGTAAATGGAGAACCATTCCTTCTATTTTCTGCAATACATACAAACGCGAAGGACAATATCTTCTTGCAAGCGGAGAAGAATATTATAAAATAGAGATTAAGAATAAGAAAAAGATATTGAATATCGATTAGCATGAAATGCTCACATTAGCATGAAAATGCTGAAGATTGGAGGTGCCTTATGACAGAACAAGATAAGGATGTATATAATAAAAACAAGAATATCGATTATCTTAATGGGTATGTAGAGATAACGGAACGCGACTTTTATCCTCCATATGATAATAGGATATATTGTTCTGGAATAGACGATATCGAAAACGGCGATTGTTATGATTGCTATGTCGAATATTTTTGGGAAAATTACGAAAATGATATTTACAATTAACTGATAAAGATATATGCTATAGCCATAGTTTAAAGCAAGTTTGAAGGACGAGGTGTGAACGTCATGATTTATGTATGTGGATTTATCGTTGCATGTGTCATCGGTTTTGGTATGGACATTTTTTGCTAATCATTTAGACGATACGATTGTTAGGAGGTGCAGATGTGCTTGATAAACAAATACACGTATATTCTTTAGATACCGGAAATTTTTATGATGGTAAGGAATCTCATCTGCATTGGATGAATCACAAGCTTAGATCGGAAAGAAATATTCTTGTGAACGGCGGTGTCGTTAAAGGGAAAGACGGAAAATCTAAAAGAACGATTATCGGCGTAAAAGAAATCGAATCTAAGTTTTCTGATTATGGTATTGGCAAAGATGAACTCCATTCTATCTGTAAAGATGAATATGATTTCTCTTCTCATGGGGATGATTGTCTATATTTATCAGAACTTGGAGAACAATATAAAAATTTAAAGAATCTCGTTTCAATGAAAAACGATAAAATAAAAAAAACAAAGAATGAACTTCTTGCCCTTTTATCAAACAAAGTCGAAGCGAATATTCGTTCAAACGGTAAGCATCATATAAGAACGTTAAAAGATAACCAAGTATCTGAAAAAAATGTCATATCAGTATTTGAGTCATATTTTACAAGAACTATCGGTGCGAAGATTGATGAGCTTTGCGAAGACTTCATGGTTGTTCAAGTATATTACTTCGATATGATTAAAGATTTGATTTATCATGGGTTTATATATAAAGGCGAAAAGTATATATACTTTACCTCTTCTGCCGGTCAGATCAGAACAAAGAAAACTGTGTTTGTAAAAGAGTCTGTTTGGAAGAAGTATGAAAAAACAATAATGTGCGGGCTTACTGTTGACGATATCAATGCAAAAGGTGGCAATAATCCAAACAAACACCTTGCATACCTTGCTCTTGCTAATTCTGCAACAGATGAATGGAAAGAATTTAATATAGATAAAACCATTGTCATAGACGATTTCGAAACCGATGTTATTGGAACATACGATTTAATTGACGATGAAGACTATTCTGTAAATAGAACGACAGGGCGTGTGCCTATTACCCATACAGACGGTGCCGGGATGATGTTGCCAATCATGGGCAAGAATCGTATGGTTAGACTGCCATGGGTAAAGGGTTTGCTTGGGTCTTTTGATTTTAAAAAGTTTATAGAGGTTAACGGTTGCTCCCCTATTATCAAAGATATATACGGAAAAGAACATGATGTTATCGAAGAAGATATCCGTATTATATTCACGAAGTCACAATTTAAGATGCACAAGTATTATGATTCGTGGGATCAATATAAGTTCATGTACAAAAAATATGGATGCTCAGCTGGCATGACGAATATTGAAGAAGATAGAATCAAAGATGCTACGATTAACTATCAAATGCTTCAAACGTTAACGGATGTTACCGATGATGAGATTTTAGAAATAGCAGGACAATCTATAGACAAGCTCAATAATTTATGTTCCTCTGTTGAGAATATCAAAGACGTGTTCGGTGCCACTCCATATAATACAAATAAGACAGCGTTTCAAAGGGCTATATCGTTATATCCATCTCTTCTTAACGATGAATATGCGAAGTCGCAATTAAGGGATATTAAAGATAGCATGGTAAAAAGGTTTAAGGCTGGAAAATTAAAAGTTCATGGGAAATATACTTTTCTTTTGCCTGACTTTTATGCGGCGTGTGAACACTGGTTTATGGGAATCGATAATCCAGATGGTCTTATTGATGATGGCGAGGTTTTCTGCTGGTTGTTCAGAAAAGATAACAAGCTTGATTGCCTTAGATCGCCGCATTTGTTTATGGAGCACGCTATTAGAGACAACGTAGCGTGTTATGAATATGGCGAGAGAAAAGACACTGTTAGAGAATGGTTCTGTACCGATGCCGTGTATACAAGCTGTAAGGATATGATAAGCAAGATTCTTCAATTCGATGTTGATGGCGATAAATCACTTGTGGTTGCAGATAAAACGCTTATAGCTGTTGCTGAAAGGAATTTAAAGAAATTTGACATAGTTCCTCTATATTACAATATGAGAAAAGCGGAACCTGCCCCATTGAGCAATGCAGCTATCTATAATGGACTTCATGCTGCTTTTGTTGGCGGCAATATCGGTATTTATAGCAACAATATCTCTAAAATTTGGAACAGCGAAGTTTTTATATCCGGGACAGATGAAGAAAAGAAACAAGCGATTGATGTAATTAGATTGCTATGTATGGAAAATAACTTCGTCATAGATTATGCTAAGACGTTGTATAAACCAGAAAGACCAGGATATGAGAAAGAGCTTATAGCTGATTTTACAAGCTCCTCCCTTCCTCACTTTTTTGTTTATGCAAAAGACAAAGATAATCACCAGGTAACAGATTTGAACGATAGTCTCGTTAACAAGCTTGAAAGTGCAATACCGAATCCGCGTATCAATTGTAGAAAACTTGGACTCGATAAAGTTGATTACAAGTTGATGATGCGAGATGTTGATACAGAATGCTCCGTTTCTTTTACAGATGGTGGAAAGATAATCAAGGAAGAAACAGACCCGTTAATCGTTAAATACTGCGAACTGAATAAGAAATATCAATTTGCTCTTAACGATGCCGTGAAAGGATCATCTTCTGATATCGTTTCTAAATCAAGAATGAAAAGAGATTTGAAGTATAAGGCTATATCAAATGAAATAATTTATGAGCTTTCTAAATTTGGGTACGATGATTTTAAGATAGTTGATATCTTGGTTAAATTTTTGTATGGTATTAAAAATGGAAAAAATAAAATGGCATTATGGTTGTGTTATGGAGATATAGTCTATGACAACTTGTCGCGCAATGTTAGAAGGAAAACAAAAGATATTCAATGCATTGACTGTGGCGAGTGGTTTGAGGTTGGGGTGTTCGATTCTGCTACACGTAGGTGCAGTGGATGCCAAGAGGAATATAAGAGAGAACTTGCTAGATTAAGAAAGAGGAAGCAAAGAAAAACACAATGTCACGCCACCCTTTAATGTTCTTAAACAACATATTATTAAGGTTATATACAAAAATACATAAAAAATAAAATACATAAAAATAAGGTATTTTGAAAAATGTGAAATCTCGCTATAAGGAAGGCATATATATTTTAAGACATTTTTCAAAAATACCTTGACACGAAATAACAATTCGGAGGTATCATAAATGACGAATAATGATAAAAACAAACGTACATACACTAAAGACATGTTGGTAAAGGATGTGTCAAAAGAGTGCGAAAAGGATAAGAAGACTGTTCGCGAAGTGTATGACGCGCTTGAAGATAAGGTATTTAATCTTCTTTCTTCTGCAAATGACGAAGAAAGTGTAGCGGTAAAATTGTTCGAGGGTATCGTACTAGACAGTATATATGTGCCGGAACATGATAAGATTAATAATCTTACAGGTGAAACGATTATTGCTAAAGGCAAAATCAAGCCAAAGGCAAGAATAACTAGAAGCTATTGCGATAAAATTAATCGTAATGATAATTAACTTTGTTATATAATCAGTGAATAAGCTGTTTGTATAAATGATGAAATAGATGTCTATTTCATCGCATAATTAACTCATTCATATTTTTACACCTTTCTTTGCCGTTGTTGTGGTTGCTTAATTGCGACCACAACAATACATGTTGCGAAGATAGTTAATACGTTATATGTAATGAGAATGTATTTATATGATTTGGAGTAGACATTTTATCGTCTACTCCATTTTCTGTTTTAGGGTGAAATTAGTTTAATAGCAGAACATCCAACAGTGTATGAAAATTTAAATTTGGAAGATATTTGTGAAAATCAAATATTTCACCAACATCTCGTTAGTTTGAAAACGAGATATGGCAAAGGAGGTATTATAGGTGGACTTTCATATGAGCGAGAATGAGAATCTTGAAAAGTTCATTTGGAGAATTGGACAAGCAAAAGATTCTGGAATCATAGATATTAGTTGGGATGATATAGCTGATATCATAAATAAGGAAATCGGGAATGAAGATATGCCTTATACTTCTTCCGCCTTTAGAAAGCCATATCAACAGGCAAAGAAATTTTACGATGCCGGTGTTTTTGAAAAGTATGAAAACGGAGAGTATCTAAAGGAGCTGCAATCTCAAAAACAAGAACTTGAGAAACAACAAGTCAAGGTTAGGGATGAGCGCAACGAGCTTAGGCGCGTTATTCGCGAAGAAGCTCGCAAGGAAAGCTTCAAGGATCAGGTTTTAAGAAGCATATCAGAAAGTGATTGTCACCCTCTTCTTTATGACGAGAATAAGCAATTTACAGGCTATTTAAAATCAGATAATGATTTGATTATTTCTTTGACTGATTTACATACAGGTATTGAAATAGATAATTATTTTAACAAGTTTAATGAAGATGTACTTAGAGACAGATTGAATAAATATTTAGATAAAATTTTTGAAGTACAGTTACGTCACGGTTCTGAAAATGTCTATGTCATTCTTTCAGAACTAGTAAGCGGAGTTATACATACAGAGTTGCGAATTGAGAATAATCAAAATTTGATTGAACAGTTTTTAACAGCAACTAATTTTATTTCAGAGTTTTTATCAGAGCTTAGCTATAAGTTTAACGAAGTAAATGTATTTATGTGTCCTGGAAATCACTCTAGGATTTCTCCTAAGAAAGAAGATTCTTTAAAGGGAGAAAACATCGATCATTTAGCTATTCCATTTCTCGAAGCTAAACTTCAAAACTTTGATAATATTAATTTTCATAATAATAGCATCGAAGAGTCGGTTGCAATGTTTAACGTTAGAGGAAATGTTGTGATGGCATCGCATGGAGACAAGGATTCTCCAAACAATGTTGTTCAAAAGTTTACTCTTATGTTTGGCATTCGCCCTTCTATTGTATATCTCGGACATAGACATACAAACGCTATGACAACCGTTTACGATGTTAAGGTAGTTCAGTCCGGGTGTATGTCCGGTGCGGATAATTATTGCATGGATAAAAGACTAAAGAATAGGCCAGAGCAAACGATATCTGTTATTAGTGATGATGGTCTTGATTGTCTTTATGATATGAAATTTTAATCAAGATTTTATAGACACTTGTTTGCAGTGTCTTTTTGTGTGAAGAAAGGTGGTGTTGTGTCGTATGGCGAGAACGACAAGAAAAAATAACGATAACTCCCCTTCGGCGCTTCACTGTGTTTCTTGCGGCGGTGAATTTTCTGCGAAAGAATTTTATGGTTCCGATAGTGAATTATATGCGTCATCGGGGAAAATACCGTGGTGCAAGGATTGTATTGACAAGATATATTATGATTATTTAAATAAATATAAAGTTCTTGGATATGCTGAGCCAGAGAAAAAAGTCATTGAAAGAATGTGTATGGTTTTTGATATATATTTTTATGATAAGATATATAACTCTGCAATGAAGCAAATAGAAGATGGAAGTGCCACGGCAACACCCATATTAACATATTTAAAAATTGCTAGGTTGTCTCAGTATAGAGCCAAAAATTATGATACCACGTTACAAGAACGATATAATGAAGCGAAATATAATGATAGAGTTGTTTCCATATATTCAGAAGAAGATTCTGATATGAATGAAACTATTGAAGCCGCTACCAGATTATTTGGCAATGGTTTCGAAAATGATGATTATATCTTTCTTTATAACGAGTATTGCGACTGGACTTCAAGACATGAGTGCAATACGAAGGCTCAGGAAGAGGTGTTTAAGCAAATATGCTTTACACAGTTGGAGCTTCTTAAAGCAACAAGAGCGAAAGAAGATACAAAGGATTTAACAGCTACGTTTCAAAAGTTATTGGAAACTGCAAAGCTACAGCCGAAACAAAATTCTGGCGATACGACTTCTGATAACCAGACGTTTGGAACGTTGATCGATAAGTGGGAAAATACAAGACCAATCCCAGAGCCGGAAGATGACCTTAAGGATGTTGATAAGATAGGTCTTTATATCGATGTCTTCTTTAGAGGTCATCTGGCTAAAATGATGGGTTTAAAGAACGGTCTTTCAAATCTTTATACCAAGTATATGAAAAAATATACAGTTGAAAAACCTGAATATGACGATGATGAAGATAATGAAGTTTTATTCGATGTTATCTTTGGAAATTCTGTTATCGATGATAATTAGGCGGTACTATCATGGATAATAAATTAAAAGTAAAAAAATCAGAAAAAGAAATAGCAAATGAAAAGTCTAAGCGTATTATGGATGGTGTTGCTGCTTGGGCGGGATTTTATCGTTGTAATCCTCATAGATTTGTAAATGATTATTTGAATATTAAACTGAAATTATTTCAGAAAATATTATTATATGCGATGATGCATAATAATTTTTTTATGTATCTTGCTGCACGCGGTCAATAATAAGGAGGGTTTGGTGGATAGAAACAGTCCACCTCCTTTTCGTTTTGTTAAAAAATGAAAAGGAGTAAGTACGACAAAATAAAATATTTCCTTGATGGCCGTCTCGATTAGAAATAATCGAGTAATTAAAGAAGGGAAAATCGGTGAACGCTAAGTGACATGTATCATATGCCGATACCGAGGTAACAAGTCGGATTGCGAAAGGCTGGCTTGCACCGTAACGCATAGGGATTGAATAAATATAATATCCCCACGAGTCCCTTCCACCTAAACGTAAAGACGTAGGTGAAAATATATGCTAGACTGGGCTGGAATTGACCAGCAAATGAAAATGGGCGAAAGCCCCAGAGCGATAGATAAAAAGCTATCGGGTAATAACAATCGCAAGGAAAAACTTTTTTGACTGCGTTATTTTGTGTAATCAGATGTATCTTATTTCCTAAAACAAAAATTTGTGTTGCTTCTGCTACGAGGCCACAGGCTAACGAAGTTTTGCTTAAAATTACCGATGATTTTATGAAGAATTACGGATGGGGTTCTGAAAATCTTAGAAGAGAAATTACGTATGCCGCAGTTGGTGCAAATAAGGCAATTATTGAATTTGCAAATGGGTCGTGGATTAGAGTTGTTACCGCTGCTGATTCTGGTCGTGGTGCTCGCGCAAATATTCTTTTGGTTGATGAATTTAGAATGGTTGATCTTGATACTATTAATACCGTATTGAGAAGGTTTCTTACTGCACCTAGGCAGCCAAATTATTTGAATAATCCAAAATACGAACATTTATTGGAAAGAAACAAAGAATTTTATATGAGTTCCGCTTGGTATAAGAACCATTGGTCTTTTGAAAAAGCAAAAGCTTATACGGTTAATATGCTTGATGACGCCAAAAAGTATTTTATATGCGGGCTTCCATATCAAGTTTCTGTAAAAGAAGGTCTTTTATCGAAAGAACAAATTGAAGATGAAATGTCTGAGACGGACTTCGATGAAGTCAAGTGGAGTATGGAGATGGATTGTCTTTTCTTCGGCGATACTGAAGGAGCATTCTTTTCATTTGATGATATTGGTTGCAGAAGAAAACTTCAAACGGCCATATATCCGCCATCTCTTATCGCAAATAGAACATATAAAATCCCAGACCTTGTTTCTAATGAACGCCGTATCATGTCTGTTGACATTGCACTTATGGCATCTAACAAACATAAAAACGATGCAAGTGCAATTATTATAAATAGTGCTATACCAACAAATAATAATAATTTTGTATCAAATATTATATATCTCGAAAACCATGAGGGATTAAATACCGATGAATTAGCATTAGTGATTCGCAGATTGTTTAAAACATATAAATGTACAGACCTTGTTGTTGACACAAGTGGTCAGGGTCTTGGTGTTTATGACGCATTAATTAGGGATATGGTTGACCCAGAAACCGGTGAGCTATATGGCGCGTTATCATGTTGTAACGATAAGGACATGGCGGCTCGTTGCAAAGTTGCAAACGCCCCAAAGGTTATTTGGTCTATTAAGGGCAGCGCGTCTTTTAATAATGAAATATGTATTTTGCTTAGAAGTGGATTTCAAAAAGGGAAAATAAATCTTTTAGTGTCTGAATTTGAAGCAGAAGAAATTTTAAAAGATAAAATTAAAGGCTTTAATAAAATGCAAGACGTTGAAAAAATGCAATATAAAATGCCATATATACAAACAACGCTGTTGATTTATGAACTTACAAAACTTGAATACGAGATTAAAGGAACTAATATTAAAATTTCTGAAAAGTCTGGTATGAGAAAAGACCGTTATAGTTCATTGGCATATAATTATTGGGTTCAATGTCAGCTTGAAAGAGAAATGCTGCAAAAACCAAAGCTTTCTTTTGATATCAAAGATTACGCTAGTAAAATGAGAAAGCTTAATAAAAAACCAAACATGTATTAGTTGTATATGTGCGAATATGTTAAGGAGGTGAGTTGGTTTAATGGCTGATAATAATGAAAATGATGATGGCTATAGGTATGTTAAAGCATATGGAAAAGAAGATTATGCTAGAGATGAAAAACTATTTAATGAATCTGAAAGAACGGGCAAAATTGATTGGAGTTCGTTCAAAAGACTTATGATTAATGATATTTGCTTAAATAGTAAAATATTAGAAACAAAAGATATTGGTGGATTTAGGCTTGAAGATATTGATTTTGCTCTTAGACATCCGAATAATGGATATAAAATCCTTATGGAAGCGTCTTCTTATTTAATGAGAATATCACCACATTATTTTAGATTAAATAGTTTATATAGCAATATGGCTTTGTTTTGTTGGTGGATTGATTTATATGACGTAAGAGATAGCGCTAAAGTTGAAACTATTAAAAGGCAATATAGCGCACTTGCTGCAAAACTTGAAAATATGAATTTAAAACATGAGTTTTCTAAAATCATGAAAGTCCTTCCTTATCAAGATATTTATTATGGTCTTATTGTTGAAAATTCTACAGATTTCTTTTTTCAAAAGCTTGATTATAGGATTTGTAAATTATATCAGGTTCAAGATGGCCTATATAATTTTAAAATGGACTTATCTTCAATTAATCAAAAGGAGATTAACGCATATCCTGATTATGTTAAACAAGCATACATCGATTATCTTGAAGGAAAGTTATCTTCAAATTGGTATGTGCCGCCTGCTGACAAACAAATTTGCATAAAACTTAACAGTCAATGGACTTACCCATATCCCCTTCTTATTGGACTGATCAAAGATATTCTTGATCTTGATACATATAAGAAATTAAAATTGCAGTCGGCGAGAACTGACAATTATAAGGCAATTATGGTTAAGGTTCCAATCGATGAAACCACGGTTGACAAACCGTTGCTCACTCCTGAAACGCTTGGTTTGTTTGCTGAAATAAACAGGGAAAGTATGAGCGATGATATCGGGCTTATTCATACTCTAGGTTCTGATGGCGAAGCTGTTAGCTTTAAAGATTCGAGCAACACGAGAAATAACGTGTCTGATGCAATAGACGAGATATATAATTCTTCTGGCGCGTCAAAAGAACTGTTTAACGGGTCTGCCTCCGCTACCGCTATAACGATGTCTGTTGAAAACGATTCTGGATTTGTCTACGATGTATATAGACAATTTGAGAGATGGATAAACAGATATATAAAACTTAGAAAATACAATAAATCTACATTTAAATTTTATTTTTATCTTCTTGATATCACGATTTTCAATAGAGACAATGTTACAAAAAGATATAAAGAAGCCGTAACGCTTGGCGTTTCATGCATTGACAAGTGGCTTGCTTCTATAGATATGACCCCTTCTAGAACGCTGGGGTCTTTTATTTTGCACAATGACATATTTGATTTCCATACAAATTTCGTCCCTCTGGCAACATCATATACTGAACCGGCGCATGTTACAGAAGAAGAGGTTGGTAGGCCAAAGAATTCTGATAAGGGAGAAATATTATCAGATGAGGGCGAAAAAACAGCCGATAACGATAAAAACAATATGTAATCGGTGAGGTGTTAATATGAAAAAAGAGTTTAATTGCAAAGGGAAGCGTCTTTATGAATATCTAATTAATCATGGTTCAAAGATGATTAGAGAAGATATTGTTGAAGGTTCTGTTGTTTATGTGTTTGAACATGATAAGTCTGTTGACAATAACATAAAACAGTTTGAAACATTAAGAAAAAGATGTTTGTTTTGATTGTGCGTGATATAGGAGGTAAATTTTATGTCAAATAAAATAACCTCATTATACTCAACATTTTCTGTTAATGGAGAATTGACCGACGATGATACTAGGTTTCTAAGCGTAACTATTGATGTTATGCATGACGGGGTTAATTTAAATCGTAGTAGCTTTACAAAAGATGTTGTTAATGAGTGTATTGATTCTATTAAGAACACACCGGTATTAGGGTTTATTAAATATGACGCCTCTACCAACGAGAATGACTTTAAAGGCCATGAGTACATTTTGACTAAAACTAAAAATGGCATTGAGGAAAAATATATTGGTAGTGCATATGGCGTTATTCCAGAATCTTGTAACCCAAGATGGTTTGCCAAGATGTGCGATGACGGTGTTGAAAGAGACTTTCTTCAAGTAGACGCCCTTCTATGGACTAAATTTGATGATAGCACAGACATCATCGATAGAGATTCCGAAAAGGCGCAGTCTATGGAGCTTCAAATCGACTCCATTGAAGGCGAAGAAGACGAAGATGGTATTTTCAATTTTTCTAAATTCAAATTTGATGGTTGTTGCATTCTTGGTGACGGCGTTCAGCCGGCTATGACCGGTGCGAATGTAAAAGTTAAAGATTCTCAATTCGCTATGAATGATTTTATTGAAAGCATTCAAGATGATTTAGGCGAGAAGTTTTCTATTTTTACTAAATTAGTAAAAGACAAAGATGGTCAAGGAGGTGTCAGGGATATGCCAAAAGGCAATACTGATTTTGCTCAAACTGTTTTAAGCCAGTTTGAAGATATTGCAAATATTGTAAGTCAATATGAGACTTGTGAGAACTTTTGGGGCGATCAAGTTCCGCGTTTTTATTTAGTTGATATTCAAGATGATGAAGTTATTGCAACTGATATGAAGAATAATTGGCAATATTATGGCTTCCCCTTCTCAATTAACGGCGATAAGCCAGAGATTGATTTTTCGAATTGTGGGAAAAGAAAGAAAGTAGTTTACGAGGACTACGAAGAAGGCGCTGATGGGCCTACTGGTGCATTTGATTTTGGCGAATATATTTCCAGTGTTGAAAGCGAAACCAGCGCAAAGGTTGTAGAGTTTGAGTCTAAGATTGCTGAGATCGAGGATGAAAAGTCTAAGGTTGCCGCCGATTATGAGCAGATTAAATCTGAGTACGATGAAATCAAGCCGAAGTATGATGAATATGTTCAAGCTGAGCAGAAGCGCGAAGCCGATGAACTGAACGCTCAAAAGGATGCTGCTTTTGCAGAGTTTGAGTCTGATTTATCTGAGAATGCTGATTTCGCTGCTATTAAAGAGCGCAAGGATGAAATGTCTGTTGATGATATTATGAAAGAATGCGCTCTATTACATTTTAAGGCAATTCGTGGCAAGAATAGCTTTAGCAATTCTAATGCTTCCTCTGCCGCTGTTGACGTTATTGAAGATGATGATTCTAAGGACGGCTATGTTCATACAAAGTATGGATACATTAAGCCTGTTAGATAAATTTTAAATTTTACTTATTAATTTTATATAGGAGGAATCAAAATGGCAAAGTATTGCGTCTTTGAAAGCTCTAATATGGCTTCTACCCATTTTGCTGAGCGCATTTTTGACTGTGTTTCTGATAAGGATGTTGAAAACGGCACTTTCGGTTATCTAGGTGATCAAACCGAAGAAGGTAGCCATATTTATAAGTTTATCCCTGGTTTCAAGGACGGCGAGAAGGTCGTAGTGGCTGACCAGCCCGCATGGGATTACGACACCAGCCGCACTTCTAACCAGCGTCGCGATAAGTTTATCATTCCTGCCGGAATGCCTTTCCGTGTTCGCGTTGTTAAGCGTAACGATGAGTTTGGCATTACCATTGAAGGCGTTACCGAGGCTTCTCGCGAGAAGATGAAGATCGGTGCCTTCCTTACTATCGATAAGACTGGTAAGCTCGTTGCTTCCGATAAGGCTGCCGCTGATAGTGAGCCAGCTGTTGATAACCCCGCAATGGAGGCAAAGGTTGTGCGCAAGCGTATGATTGGCGCGACTCTGGTTACCCCTCTTCGCGAGTATGGTTACGAAAATGCAATGTACGAAGCAAGAGTTACCATTCTTGCTTAATTTGTTTACAAGGAGGAAATGAATTATGCCAAAGTCTAATTTTAGCACTGAGCAGAACGAGGCTCTTGATCTTGCAGTCGATTTAATGCGCGGCAGCTATTCTCTTCGTGGCGATAACGGCGAGCAACTTGCGAAGCGCGACCTAGAGAATCATCTGCGCGAGCTTCTTGAAAATGATATTATGGGCGGAAATAAGACTGTGTATCAGGCAATTCGCCGTAATAAGATTGAGATTTTTGAAATCATGGAGGAGATTGTGAACATTGTCATTGGCGAGGATGTTCTAAACTGCCCCTTCGTTGAGAATTTCGTTGAAGTAAAGAATCGCGCACTTGGCGATAAGACGGAGTGGTATTCCGAGGGTGGCCTACTTACAGTAGCATCTTTTGCCGGTAATCACTGGGATACGAATCGTCAATCCATCGATCTTGGTGCCGAGTTCTCACTGCCCACCGAGTGGTGGTTTATTCATGTTTATGAGGAACTTGAGCGATTCTTGCTTGGCATTACTCCTCTTGAGAAGTTAATGGACAAGGTGAACAAGTCCATCGATAAGTACATGAAGGATCGTCTGTACATGCAATTCCAGGGTGTTGCTTCTGCCGTTCCTGCCGAGTTTAGTGCAAATGGCAACAGCGAGGAAGCTCTAGGAGACCTTTGTGACCTGGTTCAAGCCGCTGGCGGTTATGATTCTATTACTATCGCAGGTACCCGTGGTGCTCTTCGCAAGATTGGCGGTATTGTGCCTGAGTCTCTAATTGCCAACTCTCAGAAGGAAGCTAAGGCTGCAACTGGCACTCTTGGTGAGTGGGACGGTCATCAGCTAATGCTTATTCCACAGGTTAAGAAGCCTAACGAATTTAAGCTAGCTCTAGGCAATGACAAGTTATTCATCATGGGTGGTGATACTAAGCCTATTAAGCTTGAATTCATTGGCGATACTCGCAGCGATATGGATACTACCGGTAAGAAGTATAACGATATGACCGTTGATTATCAGATTCAGACCAAGATGGGTATGGGTATGATTATCCCCGAATACTTCGGTTGCTTTACTTTCGCTGGTTAATTAGTAAAGTTATATATTTTGTTTGAATTGAATTAGAAAGGTGGATTAGCTATGGCTCGCACAAGCAAAGCTAATGCTGCTGCAAATGAAACCGTTGTAACGGTAGAAGATGTAGCTGATAAAAATATGAATGACGCTCAAGAAGAAACTCCTGTTGTTGAGTCTAATAGCGTGACAAATAAACAGGTTCCCACAAAGACAAAGGTGCAAACTCCAAAAGTTGCGGAGCTTACAAAGGAAGACGAAATTAATGTTATTTCGCTCATTCCAAATGTTAGCTATAAGGAGCGTGCAACTGGTGATTTTTATACATGGGAAACTCCTGGGCAGGTTGAGACAATGACCTTTGGTGTGCTGCAAAACATGTGGCGAGAGACAAAGAGTTATTTTAAAAATATGTGGCTTAAGCCGTTAGATGATAGGGTTATTAAGAAGTTTAATCTTGGTAATATGTATGACAAGTATGATTTCTTAATGGATAGCAAAAATTATACTGCTGAAAACGCAAACAAAATTTGCGAAAGCATCAATTCTACACCATCTGAATTAAAGCTTTCTTTGTGCAATAAAGTTAAGAGCCTTGTTGCAAGCGGCGAAGTCACTGACATTAAAGTTATTCGAGAGATCGAAAAAACCCTTAATATCGATTTGATCTCTCTTATCGACTAAAGATGGAAACGGGTGAATAATCATGCCTACTCCATATGAAAAAATATATGAAAATCTTTTAGCTAAATTTCGCAGTTATGAAATCCCTATGATGACTGTTGAAGAAGTAAAAGAAAATTTGCATGATTATCTCATTCCAGCAATTGCGAGATTTCATGTTTGTAGAAAAGATTTGAGCGATAGGGATGATATTGTAGAGCGTTTTAATTGCGAATTATCTGATATGGAAATTGAGATTTTTAGCAATTACATGCTGCTTGAATATATCGACTCTACTTATATTAGAACTGCTACTCTACTTAAAGTAAATCTTAGCTCAAGTGATTTCAACGCTTTTAGTCCTGCCAATATGTTAGATAAGCTTATGGCTATGCATAAGACATATTTATCCGAAAACGAGTCCCTTTTATCTCGTTATGCGTGGCTCGGAGAAAAAGAGAATAAATCTTTGATAGATGCTGGATATAAAAAGAATAAGGCTTATTTTTATGGGCCTGGGATGTTTTAGAAAGGTGGTGCATCACGGTGAGATGTTTAGATAGATTCAATCGCAAAATGGATCTTAGCGGTGGTTCGTTGCGAAATGAAAATGTCAAAAATAGCAAAGAGCTATTAAAAGAAACTTTTGCAGATGATGCATCATTTACTCCTGGTGTTTATTTTTGGGAGCATGGTTTAAAGTCATATGAAGGAAGAGATACGCTTGGAATCAGGTTTTATAAAAAGTCGTTTTCAAATGCAAACGGCGTTTCTGTTAAATTTCAAACTTTGATTGACTCCCCTGTTATTGTTGGCGATGTCATATATGACTCTGTTGCAGATGAATATCTTATTTGCACAGAGTCTTTTAATATTGATGATATTCACTGGCAAGGCAAATTAACTTTATGTAATTGGATTTTAAAATGGCAAAATAAAAATGGATATATTTTAGAGTATCCATGTAATGATATTAACTCTACTCAATATAACTCTGGTGAACAAGCCAATTCACAGTTTACTATTGGCTCATCTCAGCACATGCTTACATTGCCGTATGACGAAAATACTGTTGTCATCAAGACTCCGCAAAGATTCTTTTTAGATAAAGATGTTGAAAATCCAACGTCTTTTATTGTTACACAAAATGATAATACTAGTTTTAATTATGGCAAAAAAGGATTAGTAAAATTAACCGTCCTTGAGTGTGAGCTTAATAATGATACCGATAGAATAGATTTGGGAATCTGCGATTATATTGATAAAAATGAAATAAAGACTGATAATGCGGATAATCGTTTTATCTCTAAGTCGGTTATTTCATTTGATACAAATACAATCAAATCTGGTGGTAGTTCGCAAACTTTTATCGGGCAATTCTTTGATGAGAACGGCGATGAAGTTGAAAGTATAATTGCTAACTGGAATGTTATTTGCGATTTTGTTGATGCTTTGAACGTAGAAGAAAACGGCAACCGTATTAGCATAGGGATAGATAATGATGATTTTGTCGATGAAGAGTTTAAATTGATTCTTTCTGATGCAAATGGCAATTATCAATCCTCTATTATTATTAAGATAGGTTCGTTGTTATAATGGCAAATAGTTCTATAATTGGAAAAGCGAAAAACATAATCGTAAGAGAGTTCATTAAAGACATAAATATCATTCAGGCGATTGGTGATGAGAATGTCACATCACTTGACAATGCTGAGAAATTAATTAATACTCATATTTTTAGTTATAATCAAAATCCAAATACAATAAATACCGTTGGAACTTTTATCACGATTCAAGTACATATACAAAATGCGCTAACCAGGAACCGTACTTTTGTCAATCCAACTATCGAAATATTTATAATTTCACATGAACAACATATGGTTGTCGATAACATTAAAAAGGTTACAGACAATAGAAATGATTATCTTTCGAAGTTAATCGATATGAAATTAAATGGAAGAAACGATATTGGTCTTGGTGAATTAAAACTGACAAACAATGTTGAAGGGTCGCTTCAAAGAGACTATCTTTATAGAAGAATGTTGTTTGAAGGGGTTGATTTGAACAACTCATTGTGTGTCGATGAATAGTTGGTGTATGAAGTATGTTTGAATTTGATGAACTTAAAATATACAGGGGTAGTGACATAGAAATTACTCCTAAAATAATCGTTACGCAACCCACTATAGGTCAAATAGAAGAATTTGGTGAGAAAAGATACTTTAATGCTGTTTATACTCTTACAGCAGTTGGTGCTGATTTAAAATGGCAACTATGGGATTATGGGCAAATCGATTATACTCAAATCGAAGACTACGACCTTTTCATTAAGTTTGTATCAAGCGCTGTTTCTAGCAAGAAACACTTATATGAAGAATTAATGAGTAATAAAGATAAATACGAAAACGAGCTGTGTATGATACCGCAAGAGACACTTGACGGTATGCTTATTAATCCTTTACAACTTATATTGAAAGATATCGACTTTGATGATTTTACTGTATGTAAATTAGAAAAGAACGACCAAATAGTTCTATATGACCAGGAACGCGATATAACAATTGACAGACTTATATATTCGCAAATAGTCGATGCTGTTAGAAAAATACATGGTCTTAAAAGAAACAATCAGCGCCCTGCAAATGAAAGAACGAAGATGGACTTGATTGAGGACGCTAGGGACGAAGCAATGGCGGCTTCGAGAAGACCATATAAAAGCACGCTTAAACCATTGATTTCTGCTCTTACCGTTAAATGCGGTTTGTGTGGAGATGATAAGGTGTGGAATATGAAGATAAATGCGTTTTTTGATAGCATAAAGCGAATAGGGAAAATGCAGGATGCACAATTGCTTTTGCAAGGTGCTTATTCTGGATTTGCGAGCTTGAAAGGCGTTGACAAAGAACGTCTTGATTGGGCTGGAGACATTTAGGATGATGTCTCTGTTTTAATTTGATTGGAGGAAAGCAATATGGCTTTTGATAAGAATGAACTTATTCTTGATAAGGTGCGTAGCCTTGCTGCTCACGACTTATCTACCGGTGAGATGTTGTTTCGCCTAACCTCTCTTGAGGATCCTAACCTAACTTGTACTGCTGAGGGCGAGGAAGTTACCGATGCTGTTGGTGCCGTTATTACTACCCTGTATCGTTCTAAGAAGGCCACCTTCTCTGCTACCAACTCTCTGATTTCTCTTGACCTTGCTGCTGCCCAGTATGGTGCCAAGAAGGAAGTGGCAGATACCGATGCAAAGATTCTCGATTACACCTATGATATCCTGACTGTTGCTGATGGTTCTGCAAAGCTAAAGCATAAGCCAGCCAATAAGGATGACGTTAAGTTTATTTATAGCGTTGAGAATGGTGAAGTTGGCAAGTCTTTCAAGGCTGCTGCTCAGGCAAGTGCAACTGAGTTTGTTATCGACACCGAGGGTGTTATTACTGTTCCAACTGGTCTTACCGGAAAGATTTATGTTGAATACCAGTTCGAGACTGAAAATGCTGTTCGTATCGTGAATAAGGCTTCTGAGTTCCCCGAGGCTTGCAGCGTTGTTATTTATGCTTACTTCCGTGATAAGTGTAATGAGAACATCGTTTATTCTGGTAAGGTTATCTGCCCCAAGGCCAAGCTGAATCCTGAATCTGTTGAGCTTGCCCTTACCTCTACTGGTAAGCACGCTTTCGAGCTGACCATGATGAAGGACTACTGCACCGAAGAGGGCGAGGATCAGCTATTCACAATTATTGTGGCTGAGTAGCTTTCAAGATGAAAGATATACGGGGAAGAATAAACTACACAATCTTCCCTGTTATTCTGCTGATTGAAAGGTGGCGATATAATGGCAGAGGAAATTAACGCTACCTGTGCTATCTGCGGCAAGGGCTATCATTTATGTCTTTCATGCAAGGATATGATTGCAGCTGCTCCATGGAAAAAGCATACTGATACATCCGAGCATTATAAGATTTATCAGATTATTCACGGTCTTTCTACTGGTGTATATACGAAAGAAGAAGCTAAGTCTAAGCTAGAAGTTGTTGACCTTAGCGACCTTGATATGCTACGTGAAGACATTAAAGTTACAATCAACGATGTAATGAAGTCTGGTGTTGTTGAAAAGCCAAGGTTTAAAAAGAATAAGCCTTTAGAGGTTGCAGAAAAAGTTCAGGTAGAAGAGGTTGCAGCTGAATAGCTGCCATAATCTGTTCTTTATTATTGTGTGAATAATGTTGAAAAGATATGTAAAGAAGGGAGACGTTGTTCACTTGTCGTGTTTGATGTTTCCCTTTTTTTTACGTGTGTAAACGCAAAGAAATGTGTAAAAATATGAAGTTTGAAGAAAGGTGTAATTATGCTAGAGCATAGTGATGTTACGGGGAAAACGTTTGTCTCAGAAGAAGCCGTGTATTTTAGAAATCCTATACAATCAGGATTTTATATTGCAAATGGTGCTACCATCTTAGACGTGTTTGCTGATTCTGAAAATAAAATGGTTGTTGTCTTCCCTCGTGACGAACATAAAGTTCTGATTAAAAAATGGATGGACAATAAGAAGAATAACACAAATTAAATATTGTGTGAGGATATAGTATGAAAAATGTAGGAAAGCGCTTTGAGGAGGATTTCAAAAAATCAGTGTCCCCCTCTTCCCTGTTTATTAGATTGAATGATGCACCTCAAGCATTTAATAAAATTAATTTAACGAAGTTCACAAAACGTAATCCATGCGATTTTATTTTGTTTGATTGTCTTCATAGGGTGTTGATTCCTATCGAGTTGAAAACAACGAAGTATAAAAGCATGGGGTTTGACGATATCAATTCTGATGAAGAACAAAACAAGATGATTCATAAACATCAGATTGCTGGACTTACTGAGTTTTCTAAATATAATTGCGTTACCCCCGGATTCTTGTTTAATTTTCGTGACGAGAAGAATAATTGTGAACGTTGCTATTTTCAGCGCATAGATGATTTTAACGCAATGGTTGAAAACATTGATAAGAAAAGTTTTAATGAACTTGATTTACTTGCTTCTGGAAACGCGATTAAGTTGCAAGGTGAGCTAAAGAGAACCAGATATCGTTGGGACATTTCTCAAATGCTTGATGATATATATAATAAATTTTACGTTTTTAATAGATAAATATATATGCAAATATTTATGATGTTTGTTGTAATATATCTGCTGAAAAGTTTGAATTATTCAGGAGGAAAAGTATGAATATCGAAATTAAGACCGGAACGTATAATCGCAATGGTGAGAGTATTCCATTTGAATTTAGCACGTCCCTTAGCGCTTCTAATAAGTTGAACTTCGTCAATTCTGTTGTTAAGGTTGTCGTTGATGATGACGATTACAATTACGTAATTGAGAACATGATTTTTGATTTTTATATTGTGAATTATTTTACAAATATTGATGTGTCTGAAATTACAGAATCGCCTAATAATATTGATATGATTGAAGATTTTCTTAATGAAACTGATATCGTTAATATTATTAAGATGAACGCCGTTCATGGTATTATCAACGAACTTGAAAAGGCAGTTTCATTGAATATCGAATATAAAACAGGTATTCATGTTAATCCTATTTCTTCTAGTTTGAGTAGCCTTCTTGATACTATTGAGCAAAAAGTTGACGGCATTGATCTTGAAGAGATGATGGGCATTGCCGAGTCAATAGCTGGTATCTCGGATGAGCTTACTGCCGATAAACTTCTTGATGCATATGCTAAGACGGATATCTTTAAGAAGAATTGGGATAATGTTGGGTCAGATAAGGAAGTTGTAAACGTTGTTAAGGGCGGCAAAGAAGCGTCTACATCTCCCCTTCTATCTCCTATTGTTTAAATTGGTGAAGAAATATGAGAGTTGACCAAATAAAAAAAGATATTGAGTCTAAAACAAAAGTCGGTGTTTTTAATACGCGTGAAAAAATATATGCTGTAATAGAAAAATATTTACGAGTATATTATGGAGAATATAATCCAACGTCATATATAAGAACGCAAAAGTTGTTGAATTCTCTTGTTAGAAAAGGAAGCGGTACACACGCAGAAATATATTTTGATGCAAGTGCTTTAAGTTATGAAAATGGTGTTATGGAACTTAAGCACACCCCAGAAACAGGAATATACGGATGGGCCACTTGGGGTGCGGCGGAGGTTCTTGATACTTCTATGCACGGCACCCATGGTGGATATATTGGCGGAACCGCAATTTGGGATAACTCAATGAGCGAACTTGGAGACATAGTATCTTTAATAGTAAAAGAATTAAGAGCGGCTGGACTTCCTGTTCATTAGGGGCAAGTTTTATTTGTATGTTTGCAGAAAAGGAGGTGGTTCTTATGGCGAAAGGAAGAAAAACTTTTAGAAAAGTTATTACGTCACCAGAACTTATAGAACAAATCAATCCAAAAAATAAGAAGCTTGCTGACAGATTTTTGAAGAATTTCGCTACAAAACGATCTCCTAATTCTGTTGTTAGTTATAGGTCAAACTTAAACATTTTCTTTTGCTGGAATGTACTCGAAAACGATAATCGTTTCTTTATTGATATTAAGAAGCGTGAGTTAATGGACTTTTTTGATTATTGTGTTACAGAACTTCATCATAGTCCTAATCGTTATGCGCAGTTGCATTCATGTCTGTCTAGCTTTAGCTCATGGGTAGAGAATTTTTACGATGAGGATTATCCTATGTTTCGTAATCTTCTACCAAAGATTGAGAAGCCGGTAAAAGAAAATGTTCGTAAAAAGACTGTTCTTCAAAAAGAAGATATTGATAAGCTCTTCGTTTATTTTGAAGAAAATGATATGACCCAAGATGCTTGTCTTTTGGCGCTAGCTATATCATGTGGCGCTAGAGTTTCTGAACTTGCTAGTTTTACAACCGATTTAATAGACGAAAACAATGTTGTATTTGACGGTCTTTTTCTCGAAACAACCAGAGAGATTAAAATCAAGGGGCGCGGAGTTAATGGGAAAATGCTCAGAAAGTATATTTTAAAAGATATGTTTCTCCCCTATTATTACAAATGGCTTGAATTGAGAAAAGAAATCATGGAAGAGCATAGTCAAGACCATGATTTCATTTTTGTTACGAAAGATGGAACTCCTGCGAATGCGGATAGGCTCAGAGATTGGATGTCCAAATGGAGCGATGTCGTTGGACAGCCATGTTATCCGCACAACTTTAGACACTACCACATTAGCTTCTTGAAGAAGCTTGAGCTTGAGGATGATTTCATAGTGTATCTTACTGGATGGTCTGAGAGCACTGGTCATAGTATGGTCGCAATATATAACGACCTTACTGCAAAAGACCGCAAATGGAAAAACCTCGATCGGCTCAAGGCTGCAATGGGAGCGTAACATCGCGATTATGTTTATGTAGCAATTAATTTGAATGTTACGCACCTCTGGGGGTGCGTTTTTTAATGCATTCCTTTGAAATGAGGTGTAGATATATGTCCGATTATCGGGTTGATGTTGATGTTAATGTTGATGATAGTAAGTTAGACGCTCTTGAGAATAAAATAAAGAATCTTAATAAAAATACGAATATCAAAGTAACGGCTGAGCTTGATGACTCAAAATTGCAATCTTCTCTTAAAGGAAATGCGAAAGGTCGTACTGTAAAAGTTACAGCAGACAGCAGTGATGTTAAAAAGACGATGACTGTTGTTAACGCCGCGTTAAAAGAAGCTTCTAAATCTGGTAAATTGCAATTAGATTTTGATGATAATGGCGCTGTAAAAAAAATCAATGACATACGCAGAACTGTTGATGGTCAAGGAAAAACGCTTAATATTCAAGTAAAGGGAGTTGACGCTCTTGGGCAGGCTTATACCCTTACAAAAGACTTTAGAGAAGACGCGAAAACCCCTGTAAAGATTGTAATTGACGATAAGCAGGTTGATCAGGCTAGAACAAAATTTCAACAGGTTCAAGCTGATTATAAAGAGCTTATTTCAACCATAAAACAGATTGGCAGCATTAGGGTTCAGCTGCAAGGACTTGATGCTGGTTCTAAACAGGCTGAAAAACTCACTTCTGATTTGGAAAGTCTCAAGGCGAAAGCACACAATATTTTCGATTCTAATAACTTTGGTGAAATTCAGATGTCTGACATTTCGAATGCCACGAATAAAATAGAATCGGATTTAAATAACGTCAAAAATAAGATTGCTGATGCCAGAGCCGAAGCTGCTAAAGGAATTGAGCTTAAAGTTAATAATGGCGGTATGACGAAAGACTTTGCAAAAGTATCCGATGAAATACATAAGCTTGGTAGCTATTCAAAAGAAGTAGAAGTAGAATACAATGATTTAATAGCTAAGCAGAAGGAGCTTTCTGCTGCCATTAAAAATGGAGACGTTGATAATGTTATATCTGCCAATGAGAAATATGTTAACTCATTGGATAAACTTGAAAATAAACTTAAAACTGTTTCTATAATGAAAAAACGTGCAGACGAAGAAGAAAAATTATCTATTGCACAAGCAAAAACAAGGCAGGATGCAAATACATTCTCATTGTCAATTGACGCTTGGTTGAGGAATAATTCTGCTGCCGAAAAGGAATTTGGGTCTGCACTAAGGTCATTGCAAATTCAATTAAAGTCTTGTGACGCAGTTCAACTTACTAATTTAAAATCTCAATTTGACCAAATTAAACTAGCAGCCGAACAGGCCGGTAAAACTGGTTTGAATTTTAAAGATAGACTTCAAATGCAATTTACAAGGCTTGCTGGGTATTTTGGCGCGTCTTCTGTGATTATGGGCGGAATTCAAGCTGCTCGCGAAATGTTTCAGAATGTTCTCGATGTTGACACACAATTGACTGAACTGTATCGTGTAACTGATTTGACTTCGGAACAATATTCTAATCTGTATGATACTCTTACTGGCTCTGCGCAGCAATATGGCGCTGTTTTATCAGATCTTATTAGTGCCACGGCGGATTGGAGCCGTGCAGGTTTTGGCCCGGAAGATTCCGCTGGACTCGCTGAAGTAACTTCTATTTATCAGCATATTTCAGACCTTGACTATGATGAAGCGTCTGAAAATTTGCTTACTGCATATAAAGGTTTCCAAAAGCAACTTGACGAAGATTATTCTGGCAATATAGTTGAAGAAGTTAGTTATGTTTCAGATATTTTGAATGAACTTGATAACAACTATTCTGTTACTGCTGCTGGTGTCGGCGAAGCGTTAAAGCGTTCTGCGTCAGCAATGAGCGTTGCTGGGAATACGATTCAAGAAACAGCCGGTATGGTCACCGGCATTACCGAGGTTACACAAGACCCCGAAAAGGCTGGTAATGCTCTGAAGGTTGTTTCGATGCGTTTGCGCGGTATGAAGGGTGAACTTGAAGACCTTGGTGAAGACGTAGACGATAATGTAACTAATCTTTCTAAGATGCAGGGTCAAATTTTGGAAATGACTCATGGAAAGGTTAATATTTTTGATGATAGCGGCGAGTTTAAATCTACATATGAAATTTTACAAGGAATAGCAAATGTTTGGGATGAATTGAGTTCTACAGACCAAGCGGAGCTTCTTGAAACTGTAGCTGGTAAACACAGGGCTAATGATGTAGCTGCTATTTTTCAAAACTGGGAACATGTTGAAGCTGCTACGAAATCCGCTACTGAAGCAACTGGCAGCGCAGCAAGAGAAAATGAAAAATATGCAAATAGTATTCAAGGGCATCTTGATAAACTAACTTCTAAATGGCAAGAATTTTCTAATTCTGCTGCTGATTCAGACTTCTTAAAAGGAATTATTCAATTTGGAACTGATGCATTGGGAGCATTGGATTCAATTATTGATAAATTTGGGGTAATCAAGCCGTTAGCCGTTGCTGCTGGGGCCGCCTTTACTTTAGCCGGTAAAGGGATGTTTAAAACAGTTGTTGATGATGCTGGTAAGGCCCATATTGAAATCGCCGGAAAAGCAAAGGAAACTGCATCTGGGATAGGACAAATTTTTGGGGAGTTGTTTAATTCATTCAATACGAAATTGGGTGGAGGGAAAGTATTCAATTTTGATAAAACCTTAATTTCAAATATGGGATTTATACCAAGTCTTGATAATGATATTAACGGCCTCAAACGGTTTCAAGCAGCATTAGAATCTGCGCAAGCAGAGGGGAAAAAGTTTAATGCTAATAGCGCTATTTATTCAACAATGAATACGGCGAGTAACGAGGCAAAGAGATTTGCCCAGACGTGGGATGGGTCAAAAGAGTCGCTTGCAGATTTTACTGAGGAATGTTTAAGAAATCAGGGTATAATTTCTGGTTCTGCAAAATCGTTTTCAAACGTCAGAAGTATTATAAATCATTATAATGGAATTATCGATGAGAGCGGGAAAAAACAAAAAGAATTTGCAAATATAGTTTCAGCCGCAAATCCTCAGCTTGGAAATTATCTAACCGGATTGAACGGTGCAAGCGCATCTCTTGGTAAATATGTTGTTCAATTGGGCATTGCAGCAGTCAAAACAGTTGCGCTTCAGGCAGCATCAATGGCATTAAACGCTGCCTTAACGCTTGGCATCTCCGTTGCAATTACGGCAGCAGTTGAAGCCATTTCGCACTGGATAAACGCGGCAGATGAACTTTCTGATAAAGTTGACGATGTTGTATTGAAGTACCAGCAACAAAAAGAAACTTTAAATGATAACAAAAAAACTATCGACAGTCTTTCCGAATCATATGGACAGCTTTCAAAGGGTGTCAATACGTTAAATAATGATAACGTAAGTTTGTCAACGGATGAATATAGCGAATACTGCGATATTGTAAACCAGATCGCCGGTATATTCCCGGAGCTTATAAGCGGTTACGATGCGCAAGGTAACGCTGTACTTACGTGTGCTGGCAGTGTAGAAAAATTAAACGAAGCATATAAAGAAGCGGCAAATTCGAATTTCGATGAAATTTTAAATAATGATACCGATATTTTCAAAGACTTTAAGAATAAGTCCAAAGATATTGAGCCAGGAGAACTGTGGGGAGACTCATTTCTGTGGGACAATAACAGTATGCGAAAAGATTCTTATGAGGCTTTAAAAAAAGTTCTCGATGAGAATAATGGTTCTGATCTCGATGAGAAAATAAACAAGTATATTACAAGTAATATTGATACCGTAGATGAAATCTCGAAGGCACTTGAAGATAAAGGTATAAAACGAGAGCTGTTTCAAAACAGTTTTGACCATGTTAGAAACGCTTTAAAAGAAAATCCAAAAATAGCAAAAGAAATTGTAAGCGATTTTGAAAAGCAAATGGCATCATCGGTTGAAGACATGCAAACTGCTGCCGAAGCATACATAGGAAAGGCATTCTTAAACACTGATTATTCGCATATTTCTGATAATATGCAGCAAATGATTAGCAGCATTGTTCCTAATCTTGGATATGATTATTTCTCTCAATTTGACGAAGTTCAAGATATGTATAACTCTCTTGACGATATGCTTTCAAGTATCAATTCATTGGGCGACGGCGATAAAAAAACCTTTGAAACATATTTTGACCTACAATCAAAGGTAAATAATGGCGAGTGTACTGTAGGAGAGTATATTTCGAATCTTAATGACGTTAGTCATGTTGTAGATGATTTGGATATTGATGAAGAATCTAAAAAGGCATTAAAACTTTCTTTAAAGCTTGATGACAACGATATTAAGAAACAGTATGATGACTTTGTTGGACAACTTGTTGATGCTGGGAAGAGCAAAAGTGCGGCTAAAAAATTGGCTTCAAGTTTAACTTCTACAGAGTTAAAAGCCGCTGTGAAGCTTGAGGCAGAGGGCAAAATAGATCTAAAAAAATCAAGCCTTAAAGATATAAAAGAGCAGATTCAAAATGAAGCTAAATATCTTGAAGCAATGAAATTTACAATCGACATAGATGCTGAGACAGATAGTCTTGATAAATTTAATTCGGCAATGTCGGAGGCTAGAAGTGGAACTGGACTTACGTTAGAATCTTTTGACGCATTAAAGTCTCGTTATAAAGGTCTTGATGAATATAACCCGGCAAAGTTGTTTCAAGAAACAGCCAATGGCATCAGTCTTAATGCGGAAGCAGTCAACGAATACGAAAGCGCACTTGCAAAAAATAAACTTGATGAGACTAATGAAAATATTAGCACGTTAAAAGATAAATATAATGATCTGACTGGACAGATACAAAATTGCAGCGATGCTACACAAAAGGCAAGTCTTATTAATGAGCAAGAAGATATTCGTCAAAAGATAAATGATCTTGCGGAACTTGCGACTATGTATGAGGGTTTAACCTCATCATACAATGAATGGCAGAATGCAGAAGCATCTGGTAATGACAGGGACATGTATGAGAACGTGTTCTCTGCGCAGGAAAACATCAAAAAAGAGCTTGCTAATGGATGGATTGATGATGGCACAAAGGAATATTTTCAGATTATTTGGGGTGAAGATAAATGGACTGGGGCTGGCAAGTCTGTTCAAGACTATCGTGACCAATGGGCTAAGCTTGGTGAAACTATTTCTGGAACAAGTTATAGTATAAACGACTTCTTCAAAACAAATGAGGATGGAGAGTTAACATCAGAGGGTATATTCAATTTTTTTGATGCTGTTGGAGAAAAGCAGAAAGAGCTTGGCAAAGACTGGATTCAATACGATGAGGATGGCAATATAAAGTCGTTTAACTTCGGCGTTGACGGCGATAAGGCTATTGCCGATGCAATGGGAATAAGCGAAGAGCTTGTTCAAATATTCTTACGTGCGTCTCAAGATTGTGGATTTGTAGTTAATTTTGATGGGACTTATACACAATTAGCAGACATGCAAGACCAAGCAACTGCTGCTGCCGCAAGGTTAAAAGAGCTTGGTAAAACTAATGTTGATTTTGATTTTAATACTAATGATATATCAAGTCTTAATTCACAATTAGAAGAGGCTCGTAAAATACTCGCAGACAAATCTTTTTGGAATCAAGATGGAACGTTTAATTTTGAAGTTGATGGAGCCACCGAGGCAATGCAGGTTGTTTCAACCCTTCAGGCTACAATTGATAACCTAGACAATCACTATATTGGGTTGACTGTTGAAGACGATAAGTTTGAAGAACCCCTTCAAAAACTTCAAGACTATGAGAACAAGGTGGCAACTTTAAATCAGCTTAAGCTAAATCCAAAAGCAAATGCCGAAGATATAGAAAAGCTAGAAGCTGATATTCAAGATATCGTTCAATATGTAAGAGATCATGCGGATGATTTAAAACTGGATATCGATGCGGAAACCAGCGATGAAGACATCCAAAACATGATAGAGTCTGGGGAGATAGAGATACCAACCACTCTTGACGTCCAGACAAATATGAGCGAAACGCTTGATGATTTAAAAGATATAGCACTTCTTACATCCGGTTTTTTAACAGAAGATCAGGAATTAGAGCTTAAAGTAAAACTTGGGATCGCAACTGATGACGAACAAATTAAGAATGAAGCTAAAAAAGCCGCAAAAGATGCCGAGGATATAATTAATAGCACCGAAAAAAGCGGATTTAAATTTAGTGATTCTGGTAAAAAACGTGCAACGAAATTTCTTGAAGACAACGAATATGTTAGAAAATATGATAAGCCGGAACAAGATAATGTTGTGAAGTTTGTCGCAGACTGGTCTGATATTGATGAAGGAAAAAACAAATATAGCAATGAGCAAATAGAAAGCGTTGTTAAGTTTGTTAAAGATGTTGATGATATTGATGCTTATGTTGCCGATCCAATTAAGAAGCAAGCAATAGTTGATTTTGTTGTTGAGAATGAAGATGTCATCAACGAACTTGATCTTAATAAGGATCAAAAAAATGTAGTCATAGATTTCGTAGCTAATAATCCTGATTTTCTTGATGGACTTGATGATGGGCAAAAGAAAGTAGCTATTGACTTTGTTGCTAAGAACCCCGACTTTTTTGACGATCTTGGGCTTAATGGTGACGAGAAAAAGATTGCTATAGATTTTATTGCTAAAAATCAAGACTTTTTTAACAGTCTTGATAATGAGGAACAGAAGCAAGTAGCCGTAGAATTTGTTGCTAAAAATCAAGACTTCCTTAAAGATTACAATTTTAGCGAAAAGGGAAAACAAGTTGTTATAGACTTTGTTGCAAAGAATCCGGATTTTTTAGATAAATTTGATAGTGATGAGGATAGGCAAGTTGCCATTTCGTTTATGGCTAAAAATCCAGACTTTTTTAGTAAGCTCACTGATACAGAGCAACAAGTTGCCGTCAAGTATGTTGTAGAAAATGAGGATTTTATCAAGAATACAACTTTTGAAGGCGGAGTTGTTAAGTATAAGGGAGAGCTTACCGAGAAGCCAGCATTAGACCTTAACGGCCAGGTTTATTATAATGGCGAACTTGTAAATGAATCAGACGTAGAGAGAAAAGACGGTCAAGTCTACTACAAAGGCGAGCTTGTTGAAAAGCCAGTTCTATTGTTTAATGACGGACAAGTCTACTATAATGGTATACTTGCTAACCCAGAATCGGTAACTTATCAAGATGGACAAGTTTATTATAATGGTCAGCTTGTTCAGACTCCTCAACTAATATTCCAAGATGGTCAAGTTTATTATAATGGTCAGCTTGTTAAAGATCCAAAAACGGTGTTTAATGACGGCGTTGTTAATTTTAGCAGTAATATGACATCTATGCCAGATTTGGATTTATCTGGTACAATTACCTATACTGTGCATACCATTGGAGATGCTATTTCAAATCTTTTTGGTGGTGGTGGCGTAGATGGCACCGCTCATGCAAATGGAACCGCGTTTGTAAATGGTACAACTGGGAAAGCTTTTAAGCAAGGTAATTGGGGAACTAAAGAAGATGGTGTTGCTCTTGGCGGAGAACTAGGAACAGAGCTTCTTGTTCGCGATGGTCGTTGGTATACCATCGGAGAAGATAGCGCTGAGTTCTTTGGTTACAAAAAAGGCGATATTATCTTCAATGCGGATCAAACTCGTGAAATCTTTGAAAAGGGCAAGATAACTCACGGCAATGGTCGAGGGAAGGCGCTTGCAGATGGGACTGCTTTTAGTCGTGGTTCTGGCGCTAGCAATCCATGGAAATCATCTGGCTACTCTTCATCTTATAGCTCTTCTAGTTCCTCTGGTTCAAGTTCATCATCGTCCCCCTCTTCTTCCGACTCTTCCTCTAGTTCTGATTCAAGTGCAAGCGAAGAAGCAGAGAAGTTTGAAGAAACTCTTGATTGGATTGAAACGGCCATTGACAGGATTGAAAGAGCAATTTCAAGACTGGACAAAACAGCTTCGAGCACTTATAAAAAATGGTCTAAGAGAAATACCGCGCTCAATGACCAGATTAGTAAGACGCGCGAAGAAATTGATATGCAGCAACGCGCATATGATCGTTATATACAACAAGCAAACAGTGTTGGATTAGACGAGGGTTATGCTTCGAAGGTCAGAAACGGGACAATTGACATAGAGGTAATCACAGACGAAGACCTTAATGACAAGATAAGCCAGTACAAAGAGTGGTAAATAAATTGCTACCTCGTACAGTAATGTACGTGTAAAATTCTATTTAATTGCTGGAAAATCCTTAGAGCTTTTCTACTACAACGTAATGATGAAACATGCATAGGCGTGAAAGTTTGAAAAATGAAAAGATTGGACAATCAGCAGCGAAGTCGCGAATAGCGAAGCGTTCAACGACTAAAGTTGTGTTAATAATTTGAGTGAGGATTCACATATGTGTAATTTTTTAAATGATTTTTCAGAAAAAGATATAACGTATTCTTTATATGGATTGTTTCTTGGCGATGGTCATTATGACCACGGATGGATACATAATAAACACACTAACAAACAAAGGTTTTATGTTGAATGGCTAGAAAAAATATTTAAAAACTATGGGCTAACAACATCATCTAAATACGACTTTATTTCTAAAACATCTTTTGGAAATTTTGAATATAGCTATGTTAATATTAAAGTTCCAAAAAAGTTTTATTTTGAAACATTAAACAAATGTTTTGATGATAGTGGAAAAAAGATTATATCTGATTATGTAATGGATAACATAAATGAATTTGGTTTATTACTGTGGTTTTTAGATGATGGACAATGGCATGTATCGACAAAAAATAATTCGACGAAACGTTTTGGGTATTTAAATACTCAATCATTTACATATGAAGAGAACAAAAGAATACAACAAATGTTCAAAGATAGGTTTGATATTAATTTAAAAATTCACAAAGACAATTCTGGATTTGAAAAATATAAAAGTTCTATATATTATAGGCTTTATTTTAATGCAAATAATTTCAGAATATTTTTTGATTTAGTTAGACCATATTTAAAGTATATCCCAAAAGAATTTTATTATAAGTTTGATATGAAGTATTTTCCCAATAGGATAAAAAATAATGCCATTTTTTCTGAAAAATACAATCTAACAGCTTAACACAATTTGTAGGATTGCAAGCGATTGGCAATTCGAAAAAGTAGATTACCTATAAATTTATAGGTAAAAGATATAGTCTCTTCTCATGTGAAAACATGAGGAACTTAATGTTCGGTTAGCGTAGCGAACTAACCAAAGACAAAGATGAGAAGGCATTGGATTGCCAAGACGCCATTGATGATTTACGCGAGAGTGAATCACAGCTATACGAGCAACGTTTTGATAACATCGCCACAGAGTACGATGGTTATCTTGGTTTGATTGAGCATGAGAAAAACATGCTTGAGGAATCTATTTCTCAAAGCGAAACTCGCGGCTGGATAGTGTCTAAAAAATACTATGACGCTTTGACAAAGAACGCAAAAGAGAACATTAACGAGCTTAAGAAGGAACGCGATTCTCTTGTTTCTGCGCTTAATACAGCTGTTGATAGCGGAACTATTGATGAGTATTCCGAGTCTTGGTTTAATATGAAGTCTCAAATAAACGAAGTGACTGAAGCTATCAAAGAAAGTGAAACCGCTGTTTTTGATTATGCAAAGTCAATTCGAGAGATAGACTGGCAAATTTTTGATTTGATTCAAGACAAGATTTCTAATGTTGCCGATGAGGCTCAATTCTTGATTGACCTTATGGATAATAAGAAACTCTATGAGGATAACGGTCAACTTACTGATGAAGGTATGGCTACAATGGGTCAGTATGGCGTTAAATACAACGTCTATATGAACCAGGCTGATAGGTATGCCAAGAAGATTAAAGAGCTTAATGCAGACCTTGCCAAAGACCCATATAATCAAGATATTGCCAATCAGTTACAGGAGTATATCGAGGCTCAGCAAGAAGCTATTCTTAATGCTGAAGATATGAAGAATTCTATCAAGGACATGGTAGAAGAAGGTATCAATAAAGAATTAGATGCTCTTCAAAAGCTTATTGATAAGTATAATGACTCTTTAGACTCCGCAAAAGATTAAGTGAAAACTTACTTAGTCCGCTATATTTCGAAAGAATATAGCGCATCCTTTTGAATTGCTGGGACTCCCTTAGAGCATTATAGACCACAACGTAATGATGAAATAAGCATAAGCGTGACGGTTTGAAAACTATAATGATTGGGAAATCAGCAGCGAAGCCGTGAATAACGGAACGTTCAACGACCATGGGCTGAAATGCCCGTAGGGAGAAGTCTCCCGAAGTGGAAGGCATCTAAGTCTATTTATATAGATATGATGAAAGATATGGTCTACACTTTAGCGAAAGCCAAAGAAAGTTTACTATTAAGTAAACCTATAGGGACTAACGAACCTTTATAAATAGGAAAATTGTTTAAAATAAGTATTAACTAATAATGTTATATGTTATAATGTTTGCTACGTTGCAAAGGAGGTGTATATGCCAGAAAAGAAAACGCACGAAGAATATATTGTTGAGGTAAATAAAATTAATCCTAATATTGAAGTTGTTGATAAGTATGTTAATGCAAATACCAAGATTTTGCATCGTTGTAAAATAGATGATTATGTGTGGTATGCTGTTCCTAATAATATCCTTAATGGTAAAGGTTGTCCTCAGTGCGGCATTAAAAGCAGAACTAAAAAACGTTCTAAAACACATGACGAATATGTTTTAGAATTATCAGTTAAAAATCCAAATGTTGAAGTTATTGGACAATATTCTGGTGCAAATACAAAAATTCAGCATCATTGTTTAATACATGATGTATATTGGTATACTACTCCCTCTCGTGCGCTGCAAGGTGTCGGGTGCGAGTTGTGTCATAATGAAAAAATTTCTGCCTCAAAATATAAAACACACGAACAATATGTTGACGAGTTAAGTAAAATTAACCCAAATATTATTGTTGTTGAGAAATATACGGAAGCAAGAGTTCAAATTTTACATAAATGTACTATACATAATGTCGAATGGTTGGCATACCCGGATAGCGTATTACATGGATGTGGGTGTCCGAAGTGTGGCGGTGAAAAAATTGGCAACAAACTTCGTAAAACGCACGAGCAGTATGTTGAAGATTTAAAAACCGTAAACAGAGACATTATTCCAACAGAAACGTATATAGATTCATTCACTCCAATATTGCATCGATGCTTAATTGATGGAAACGAATGGTATGCTAAACCAGCAAATATTCTTTCTGGACGCGGATGTCCTCAATGCAGTGGAAGTCACGGAGAAAAATCTGTTAAACTGTGGCTGGACAATCATAGTGTGAAATATAAGCAGCAAAAAACGTTTGATGATTGTAAGGATAAAAATCTGCTTCCGTTTGATTTTTATTTACCAGACTATAATTGTTGTATTGAATACGACGGAGAACAACACTATAGACCCGTTGATTATTTTGGCGGAGAAAACAGTTTTAAAAAGACTGTTATGCACGATAAAATAAAGAATGATTATTGTAAAGACAATAATATTAAGTTGCTTCGCATTTCCTATTTTGCGAATGTAGATGAAGAATTAAACAATTTCCTATTTATTTAATATAGTAATTTTATGGTTATTTGATTATCAGAAGAAAGTAAAAGAGCAGACGAAAGAAATTTCAGACCTTGAAAAGCAAATGGCTGCTTATCAAAATGATACTTCTGAAGAAGCCAAGTCTAAAATTCAGCAGATTAAAGTTGACCTTGAAGATGCAAAATCTGATTTAGAGGAAACAGAATACGATAAGTATATTTCTGATCAACAAAAATTGTTGGATGATTTATATACGGAATACGAAACAATTCTTAATATGCGTCTTGACGATATAGACGCGCTTATTGCTGATATGATAGCACAAATCAACGACAACTCTGCTTCTATTGGACAAACTATAGAAGAGCAGGCGAATAATGTTGGCTATACGCTATCTCAGTCAATGCAAACGATATGGCTTTCTGGTACTGGTAGTATTTCCAATGTTATCACTACTTATGGAAACAAGTTTGATACAGCTTGGACTACTACTAATAAGGCTCTGGGGGATATCAATACAAATGTTCAAAATATGATATCTCAGCTTAATAAGCTTGCCGATACAGATATTAAAGCAGCTGGTGCTCCCGAACCGGCTCCTGCTCCCGCACCTGCTCCCGCTCCAACCCCTGCTCCAGCACCCGCCAAAAAGGCAAGCGACGATCAAATGATGGGTATTGCTGCTTCTATTTGGGTATATGGGGGCAGCTCTGGGTGGGGCAACGACCCCGTGCGTTCTGGTAGGATTGCTGAAAAATTTGATTCTGCAACAGCAGAACAAGTTCAGAGTCTTATTAACGCCCATGGCCCGAATGGAGATCTGTATAGTTTCTGGGTAAATCATGGTTATAATCTTGATGGGTATAAGTATAACGCGTTTAAATCTGGCGGTAAAAATATCAATGAAACTCAGATGGCTTGGACTCAAGAGGGTAAAAAGAGAGAATTTATCGTTAGACCATCTGACGGTGCTATTCTCACCCCAATAGCCAAAGGCGATAGCGTTCTTAACCCAACTGCAAGCGGGAATATTTGGAGTATGGCTAATAGTCCTGCTGATTTTATCAAGGATAATCTTGATATCAATGATATTGATACGAATGCTGGTTCAAATAATCGTGCAAGTTATACGCAAAATCTTGATAAAGTTGTATTCAATTTGCCAAATGTTAAGAATTATGACGAAATGTTAAGTGCGATGCAAAAGGATAAAAACTTTGAACGGCTTATTCTTTCTATGAGCATAGATAGGCTTGCCGGAAAAAGCTCTCTTGCAAAAGGAAAAGCAATTCGTTAAATAAAGCTCGAAGACTACGGGTTTCGTTTGCGAAAAAATATAGTCTATGTGTTGAGTTGGGGAGCGGTTTTATGCCGCTCCCCCCCCTCTCTCTCTTTTGTTTGAAGAAAGGTGAAGTTTGAATATGGTGAAAAAGAAAAATAAAAAATCTGACATACAAAGTAGAATCATTAAAAGAAAGACCGAAGAAATTGAGTCTCTTAAAGAAATGATTTCCAAACTAGAAATTGATTCTACTGAAAAAGACAACATTATTAAATCAATCGATTCTTTTCGTGATGAGTTATCGGAAATAGCTGATGACTTGAAAAATAAAAGAGAAGAATACGATAAGCTTATTAAAGAGCTTACTGATATGAAAAAAATCATGAACGAGGAAGTATTCAAAAATAGATGGAATCTTGTTCGTTTATTGTTGAAATAAATACTACGTCAAGCGATTGGAGGTGTGTCGGTGAAATCTTTTGACTTCGAATATGATAATCTTCGTCTGAGCGATTTTGGCTTTATCATTTGTAAGTTTGATTCTAGCGATGTTGAAACTATTGAAAATGGTTCACAGATAAAATTTAATACTGTGCCGACTTTAAATGGAATGAAGCATGAACTTACCAGTTCTTCTTATGAGGATTGCATTAGTGCAACATTTCAAATATGTAAAAATAAATGTGATTCAAATCAAACCGATACGGTATCGCTTGATGATTTGAGAAATATTATGTCTTGGCTCAACAGGAAAGAGTTTCATAAATTTAAATTGCTTGATGACGAATTTGCTGGAATTTATTTTGAAGCAAGTTTCAATGTTAGTAAAATAGAAGTTGATGGCAGAGTATTTGGTTTTGAACTTGAGATGTTTACAAACAGGCCGTTTGCCATTGGTGAACCTATATTAATGACATTTGATATTCCCAGTAAAAATATTATGAAAACAATTTTTAGCGAGTCAGACGAAGAAGGCTTTATTTATCCTGATATGGAGATAGAGATAAAACAAGCCGGAGATTTAGAAATAAAGAATCTTTTTAATAATAGAATTATGAGAATAGCAAATTGTCAAGCAGGAGAAACTATTAAGGTTAAATATCCTCTAATAGAGTCTTCTATCTCGTCACATAAGATACAAAACGATTTTAATTGGGTTTTCTTTAGAGTCGAAAATACATTTAAAAATAAGAAAAATGAAATTATATTCTCATTGCCTTGTACAGTAAAGATAACTTATTCACCGATAGTTAAGGTTACTATTTAGTTAGGGGTGGCTTCAATGACGATAAAGATTGACTTTGATGCTGCTCATAACCCTCAGCCACCTACTATTGTATTGGCTAAAAAAAATGGTGATAAACTAGGAAAATTAAATGCTGTTAACATTGAGATAACAGATTCCATGAATGATGCATCTGAAATGTCGTTTAAAGTATATAAACTTGTAAACGGTGATAAAGATAATTTATGGGACGAGATTGTAAATTTCAGACTTGTATATTGTGTTGAATGGAATCAGTGGTTTGAAATTACGGTTGAAACGGATGAGGCTACTGAAACTGTTAAGACGGTAACGTGTACAAACCTAGGGTGTGCTGAATTATCTCAAATTAATCTATATGAAATAGAGATAAATACAGAAGATGATGTGGCAAGAGAAGAGTATGATGAGAAATATCCTACTATTCTTTATCGTCCAGATGACCACCCTGGGGCGTCTCTTCTTCATAGAATACTCGAAAAAGCACCTCATTATACTGTTGAACATGTCGATGATACTATAGCAAATATACAAAGAACGTTTTCTTTTGATGGTATTTCTATTTATGATGCGTTTCAAGATATTGCAGAAGAAATAAATTGTTTATTTGTCTTTAACTTTAATGCTGATAGATATGGCAATCTTAAAAGAACTATTTCAGTGTATGATCTAGAGTCTAATTGCTTGAATCCTGATTGCAAACATAGGGGCGAATTCACAGACGTATGCCCTAAATGTGGCGGAACTGAAATTGACGAAGGCTATGGCGACGATACAACTATTTTCGTTACAGCAGATGAGTTAGCTGATAGTATTAATTTTTCTACCGATACAGACCAAGTTAAAAACTGTTTTAGACTAGAAGCTGGCGATGACCTTATGACGGCCACCGTTAGAAATTGTAATCCAAATGGCAGTAATTATATTTGGTATATATCTGATGACACAAAGCAGGATATGTCCAAGGAACTTGTATCGGCTATTGATGCATATAATGCTGAATATAAAAAGTATCAAAATGATTACATATATTTAAATGGCAGCGAAGATATTGTCAGATACTATGATGCTCTAATAGCAAAATATAATGATGCTAATATTTATCTTAAAACATCAAATGAAGAAAAAATTGTAGATTCAAATGGAAAATATTTGGTGTTAAAAAAGGACACCTCATATAACAAAGAGTTGCAAGAGATAGAATTTCCTGTAAAGGGATACCCGGCGTTGATGAGCGCATATTACAGTACGATTGATTTAAACTTGTATTTGACAAGCGGATTAATGCCGACTATTAAAACAAGCGATACAAGCGCGGTAAAAGAAGCTGAGAAGTTAACGGCTGCAAACCTTTCACCAGTTGCAGTTGAATCAATTGATAATATCTCTATTGCTACAGCAAATAGCGTTGTATTGTCTATGGCTAAAGTCGTGGCGGATTCAACACGATACAGGATAAAAGTTCATGACGGTGCAACGCTTGAAGGTAAAAAGCCTGATAAAACAAGAACTTGGACTGGATGTTTTGATATAACTAGTTATTCTAATAGCGATGATGACGATGATGAGAATCAAGACAAGACCACAAGTGCGGTAATTACCATTGAAATCAACGATAATTATGAGGAGTTTTTAAAACAGAAAATAGATAAGACTCTTGCAAAACAAGATACAGATAATAAAACTGGCATATCAGAGTTGTTTGATCTTGATGTGTCGTTGGAAGATTTTAAAAAGGAACTTAAGAAATACTGTTTAAATAGACTTACTTCTTTTCACGATGCATGTCAAAGCTGTATCGATATATTGGAAGAGCAAGGTATCGCAAACGGTGAATCTTGGTCTAAAGATATACGAGAAAAATTGCATATACCATATCGAAATAGATTGTCTGCAATTGAAGCAGAGATGAAAGTAAGACAAAATGAAATAGATTTAATTATTGGCGTGCGCGATGCGGATGGCGTATTAATTAAACCTGGTTTGCAAAATCTCATTGTAAAAGAAAAAGATGAGACGCAAAAGATTTTAAACTTTCAAGATTATTTAATTGAACGTAATAATGGCAATAAATCTTTGTGGTATGAGTTTTGTTCGTTTCGTAGGGATGATGAATATTCTAATGATAATTATATCTCTACCGGATATAATAATGCGGACTTGTTTAAAAGGGCAATTGAATTTATTAATGTTGCAAATGATGAGATATATAAGTCCGCTGAGTTACAACATTCTATAGATGCGGATTTAAGAAATCTTTTACTTATAGATAAGTTCTCCCCTATTGTCAATGATTTCAAAATAGGAAATTGGTTAAGAGTAATGGTTGACGATAGGCTGTATAAACTTAGATTAATACAGTATTCAATCGATTATGATGACGCCGAGAGTTTGCCTGTTGAGTTTTCTGATATGGTTAGGGCAAACAGCACTATAAAAAGCGTTAAAGACGTTATAGAACAAGCCTCCTCTATGGCCACATCATATGAGAGCGTTAAGAGACAGGCTAAGCAGGGTGAAGAAAGCAACGTTACTTTAAGTGACTGGCTTAACAATGGCCTTAATACTACGCATACAAAAATTGTTGGCGGTTCTGATAACCAAGCTCAAACGTGGGATAACCATGGAATGATGTTTAGAAAATATGACCCTATTACCGGTGATTATGAAAAAGAGCAGATGAAGATTATTAATTCTACAATCGCTATCACAACAGATAATTGGGAGACAACTAAAACAGCAATAGGCAAATACTACTACGAAGATAAAGAAACTAAAGAGCTTAAAGTTGGATATGGCGTAAATGCTGAGACAATCATAGGCAAATTGTTTCTTGGTGAGAATATCGAGCTTAGTAATAGTGCGGGGACTTTAATTTTTGATGAAAATGGTCTTGAAGTAAGTCACGGCAAAAATAAGGTATCGATAAGTCCTAAAAATTCAAATGTTATCGATATCACAAATGGAGAAGAATCTGTCTTCAAAGTCGATGAGAACGGCGAGCTTACTATTAACGGCAACATCATGGCTCGTAGTTTGAGTTTGGCGAATGGTGTTAAGATTAATTCTGATGTCGTTACAAATCTTGCTGATGTCGCAATATCTGGAAGCTATACAGATTTAAAAAACACACCATCATTTGCGGCTGTTGCAACTTCTGGTAAGTACACAGATTTAATTGATAAACCTTCGTTGTCAACTGTTGCAATATCTGGTAAATATGCAGACTTAATTAATAAGCCATCATTTGCAGCTGTCGCAACTTCTGGTAAGTACACAGATTTAATTGGGAATATAAGCGAAGCTGGGAATCTTTTATATGTTGATACAGATGGGAGTGTAACAACAGTTACAATTGCAAAGTTAAAAACGCTATTAGGAATATCATAAAAAAATATGAAGGTGATAAGTATGAATAAACCGATTACTATTGTATACGAAGAGTTGAAACGCGATATCGCAGAGTTAATTAATACATCAAATCTCCCACCTTTTGTCCTTGAATCTCTTATCAAGGACTTTTTTATTGAGATTAGCGATGTTGCCAAAAAGCAATATGAATATGACAAAGAGCAATATGAATCGGAATTAAATGTTTTTAATTCTCAGGAGGGGGCAATTGATCTTGCTCCTGAAGATTGTATCGGTATCGAGGACGAACAGTAAGGAGGATATATATGAATATCAATTGGAAGCTTCGTCTACAGAACAAGGCAACTCTTACAACTATCATCTTAGCGATTGTTGCTTTTGTTTATCAGATGCTGGGCCTCTTTGGAGTCGTTCCTTCTATTAGTCAGGACACGATTATCAATCTTGTTGGCCTAGTTATCAACCTTCTAGTTGGCTTCGGTATTGTCGTTGACCCTACCACAAGTGGTGTTAGCGATAGTAAGTTGGCTATGGAACGTGATTCTATTAAGGAAAGTGAGTAAATATGGCAGACTTTGAGAATATCGAACCTGATGAATATAAGTATCTAGGTCAAAATTATAATTCTGGTCGTCCTTGGGGCATTAAGTATATCACTATTCACCATATGGCCGGTGATTTTGATGCCGATACATGTAATCGTATTTGGCGTGGTGCCGGTACTTCTGCTCATTATTCTATTGATCGTAATGGCTATATTGTACAGCATGTTGATGATGGTGACCGCGCATGGGCTTGCGGCGATGGCCTTGGCTGGGGTTCTGGCGGAAACGATTGCTCTATTTCTATTGAGCACGCCAATAATAATTCTAATCCTTGGACTGTATATGATGCCGCTATTGAGTCCGGCGCTCATCTAACTGCTGCTCTTTGCAAAGCATATGGTCTTGGCCGTCCTGAATGGGATGTAAACGTTATGCCGCATCAGCATTGGTCTTCCACCGCTTGCCCGGGTGAGTTATATGGCTCTCAAAAGGATCAGTATATTCAGCGTGCGCAAGAGTGGTATGACGCTATGTGCAATGGCACTGAGCCTTCCCCCGCTCCTGTAGAAAACACGACTTCTGAACCGGAGTATACACCTACTCCATCTGGTGATATCCCATCTGTTCGTTATCGTGCCTATACACAAAACAATGGTTGGCTTGCTGAAATGGTAGACAGATATGACACCGGTGGCTCCGGTGATGATTTCGCCGGTGACGGTTCCCCTATTACGTATCTTGCCATTGATATGCCTGGTTGGTATCAAGTTTGCACTGAAAATCAAGGCTGGCTGCCACAAGTCTATTCTTATGACGTAAATGATTTTGAGAATGGTTGCGCAGGTGATGGTTCGCCGATTACCGCAGTTCGCTGCTATTATGAGACGCAGAATCCAAACTCTACTGGTTGGCTTAAGATTCGTTACTCCGTAAACGATTTAGCTGAAATGGAAGATACCGCTGATACCGGTGGTTCTGGCGATGATTTCGCTGGTAATGGTAATTATGTTACCAAGTTCTATGCTTATTTAACTCGATAAGCAAATAAATCATATTGGAGTGAATTATGTGACAATATCAAATTGTGGACATGACGAAAACAACAAATACAGAGGTGGGAAAGCCGGTGACCAGACTGGCGGTGAATGGTATGTTAGACCATGGTATAACGGTAGATGGAATGTTGTCATGCGACATCCTGATTTAAAGGTTAGAAGGCTCATTGCCGACATGGCTAAGAAAGCTGCTGAAAATGATTTGATAGGATATGACCAAAGTCAACGTCTTACGTTCTGGAAACATCTCAAGGCGTCTGGTTATAAACCTGAAAATATAACTATTGCTTGTGAGGCAGATTGTTCAAGCGGTGTTGGTGCTATTGTGAAAGGTGCCGGATATCGCCTTGGAAATGATGCTTTAAAAAATATAAACCCAAACATCTATAGCGGCAATGAACGTGCTGCTCTTCGAAATGCCGGTTTTAAAGAGTTGTGTGATTCTAAGTATCTTGCTAGCGATGCGTATCTTTTAGCTGGTGATGTGCTTATTAATGAGGGAGTTCATACGGCAATTAATCTTACAGACGGCAAAATGGCGGCTGTATCATCAAATAATACCAAGCTGATTGTAGATGGCGTTTGGGGCCGAGACACAACGCGCGCTCTTCAAAAGATTTTGGGTACTGTTGTTGATGGAATTGTGAGCGGTCAAAGTTCGTTGTCTATGTCCATAGTCAATAAAGGCGGTTTGCATACATCGTCTTGGCGTGCTGGTCATGGTGGTTCTATGGTCATTAAAGCATTGCAAAAGAAAGTCGGAGTAAATGCGGATGGTTACTTTGGTATAAATACGTGTAAAGCCTTACAAAGATATTTAGGTACAACTGTTGACGGAATTGTTGATAATCATTCTGATATGGTTAAGTCATTGCAGCGCAAAATAAACGTTGGTAAAATTTAATAATAACAAATAAATATATATGTTAATTCGGGAGAGGGTGGCTTGTCCTCTCCCATCCTCTCCCCTATTTATCACATATTTGTTTATTACTGTATCTCATTCTGAGGGGGCGTGTTATGTAAAATGCTAGATTCAATGGAATATTTGGGCATATCAACAACAATTATCGCTATTGTTGTTGGTGTGCTTTTGGTTATGCAGATTATAGGAGAGCTTATTGAGTTTAAGGGTAAAACTGTTCCCGAACTCTTTAAGATTAGAAAATATTTTTCTCGTAAAAAGGCAGAGAAACAATTGCTTTTTGAACTGCCTGATACGGTCAAAGAAATGAAAAAAATAGTTGATAATATTGATTGTCATTATAACAGTGACAACATCGCTATGCGCGATAAATGGATAGATAGCGTTAATAACAAACTTGCAGTTAGCGATGATCTTATTCGTAAATTAAACGAAAAGATAGATAAAAATAATAAAGATACTTTGTCGCTTCTTATAGATAACAAAAGAAATGCTATCATAGATTTTGCGTCAAGAATATCTAATCCTGATGTGCCGATTACAAAAGAATATTTTCATAGGATTTTTAAATTGTATCAAGAATATGAAGATATCATTGAAGAAAAGGGCATGACAAATGGTGAGGTAAATATCGCATACCGCATTATCGTTGAATCATATGAAAAGCACTTACAAAATCATACGTTCATTGAAGATATTCGCGGCTGGTAGTTAACTATTTACAATGAACGTGTATGGAATGAGGTGTTTTTATGTATGTTTTTCTTGTGAACAGTGACAACACAATCACTGCAAGTAAAAAAGAGAGAATTATGGAGCGTAGCAAGCTGGTAGACAAATTATGGTTTCTTACTGCTCCTGAATATAATGGTTATGATATGAGTAAGTTTACTGCCGTATTGGAATATATTTCTCCTTGCAGTAAAAAATATCATAGCGAAATTCTTAAATTAGATGAAGAAGGATACCAAGAATATCTAAAATATGTATTGCCATTTGATACAAAATTAACAAGTGAACCTGGCAGTATTTCATTACAGTTGTCATTTATTCTTTCTGACTTAGATGAAAATGGCGAGGATATTCAACGTGTAAGAAAGACTTCTACTGCATCAATTGAGGTTGTGCCAATTGCAGCATGGAGCGATATTATCCCAGACGAATCTCTTACTGCGATTGACCAACGAATCATTAAGGTTGATGCGCAAATTAAACAGCTTATGGATTTTGAAATTGAAAACCAAGGTTCAAAGGTTGATAATTTAAAGTATGATTATGACAAAAATACATTACAGCTTTTGGCCGGAGAAAATGAAATTGGCGATAAAATCACTTTAAAGTCATGTGAAGACGATGATTGTTGTGATGGTGTTGACGTTGTTGATTTTGGTGGAAGTACATTTCCATCCGCTGAGGTAAACGGCGTTACGTATACAAGTGTATCAGACGCTATTTTAAATGCGCCAAGCGGGTCTGTTATCAAAATGGTTTCAAGCACAAAAGAAAATGTTGCGATTCCAGTTGGTAAAATGGTCACAATCGACCTTAATGGCAAGAAGTTAACGAATGTCGGTAATAAGCATACAATCGTTAATAATGGAACGCTGATTTTATCTGATTCGGCGTCCGGTAAGATTGGCACAATTGATAATATAAATGATGGATGTGCAACGATTTCAAACGAGCCTGGTGCAACGTGTACTATTCTTGCCGGTAATATCACTAGAAGCAAAGAAGCTGGCAAGGATAAAGACAACTCAGGCGGTAACTCTTACTATGCAATTTTGAATCATGGTAAAATGACAATTGGTTCTGCCGGTGGAGGTAATTCTAAAATCTCAGTTGCTTTTGATGGACATTATTCTAGCTTGATTGATAACGGTTGGTATGATGGAAATAAGAATACTGGTAAAGCCAATTCTGAATTGACTATTTGGGGTGGATCTTTTTCCGGCGGTATAAATACCATAAAGAATGATGACTGGGGTGTTTTAAATATTTACGATGGCAAGTTTGATAATGTCACACAGCACTCTCTTATGAATTGGAACGTTGCATCGATTTATGGTGGCACGTTCTCTAGTAATTCTGATAGTGTTCTTTTCGATGGATATTATAACGACACTATGGACAAGGGTGAGTTAAATATCTATGGTGGTGTATTTAACGGTGCAAGCGGAACGCCAGCTATTCTTACCAATAGCCCTAATGTAAACATCTCTATTAGTGGTGGTAAATTTTCTGCTGATGTATCACAATATTTAAAGTCGGGAATGAAACAAAATGAAATTGGTGAAGTTGTTTCCGATTAATGAATTACATATATGAAATAACGAGGATGTCATATCATCCTCTTTTTATTTGTTTTGAAAGGAGGATTGGCAATGGGCTTATCTTTTAAGGATTCGCTAAAAAAAGCGGATGAAAATAACGATGATGCTTCTGTTATGATGTGTAGCGAATCTAATGATGAAGATATTTCTGCTTTGTCTTTTGATACGGCATCCTATGATATTGAACATGATGTTACGGTTTATTCAGATTCGTTAGAGGGCTGGACACTTAACAATAATTTCTTGTATTATAGTGAATATTCGGATGATAATGTTTCTACTATTAATGAGACGAAAGATGTTCTTTTAGACCCGACACAAGTAAATCTTACACAAGAGTCTAATTCTCAGTTTATACCATTTAAGGTTAAGCGTTATTATGATGGATTTGATTTGCTTAACACTTCTATTCTTATTCACTTTGTAAATAAAGATGGATATGAGGAAAACTCAAGCGCTATCAATGTTTATTATAATGACGAATATATTAAGTTTGGTTGGCTTGTAAATAAAAACGCCACTTCTGTTGCTGGTGTTTTAGATTTTGAGATTATGGCCGTTGGTACAAATTCAAAAAGTGAAGAATATATTTGGAAAACAAAGCCTAGCAGCCTAAACATTTTAAAATCTCTTGAGGGTAATGGCATTATTGAACCTGATAATTCATGGCTTACTAGTTTTATGACGCAAGTTACTGAAAAGGTTTCTCAAGCACAACAATATTCTAGTGAGGCAAAATCTTACTCCGAAATCGCGTCTCAATATGCAACTAACGCTAGCAATTCTGCTCAAAGTGCTGTTACAACTGTTCAGAACGCTAAAAATGAATTACAATCTGAAATTGGTTCTACAGTTGACAATAAAGTAAATACAGTTTTGTCTTCTTACTACACAAAAACTCAAGTTGATAATATCGTTGCTAATATTGATATTTCAGATCAGCTTGATGAGGTTAAACAGCAAATTGCTAACTTAGATGGTCTTGCCAAATTCAATGTCACATATGACGGTAACAAGATGACATTCTATAATGGCGAAACTGTGATGAAAGAAATTCAAATCACAAGCGACCCAACTGAAGAATGGACTGCACAATATACAGCTGGTGTTGATAAAAAGATTGATGACTCTAAAACAGAAGCAGACGAGAAGTTTGCAACAAAAGCAAGTCTTAACACGACCAACGCCAATGTTGCTTCTGTGACTTCTACCGCAAATGCAAATAAGGAAAACGTAACTAAGCTTGGCGATAAAGTTGCTAAATTTGAAGAAACTATTAACAGTCTTGATACATCGCCTCGTTTAACATATGATGCTACATACGACGAGGAGCAAACCTATACTCTTTGGGAAATCCAAAATGAGGGCGAAGACAACGAAAAAAAAGAAGCGAAAGCTCAATTTAAGATTCAGGGTGGTAGCGGAGGTGGCGGCACCAGCAGCATCTTGAAGATTACCTATATTACGACAACGCCTGTTGTTGCGACATTAGATGATAAAGTTATTATTAAATACAATTTTTCTAGGACAGATTCTTCTGGTGATGAGGGCGGAGACGGAACGGCAACATGGAAAGTAGATGGCTCTATCGTTGCAACGAATACAGCTGCGTCTGGTGAAAACTCTTTTGATATTACTGACCATATCGCAGTAGGTACGCATAAAGTCAACCTAAGCATTGTTGATGATGCTGGCAGTCTTGTAACTAAAACTTGGACTGTTAAGAAGGTTGATGTTAGGATTGAATCTTCTTTTAATGATAGCTTTACATATCCTATGGGAAAAGTATCGTTTGATTATACTCCTTACGGTGCAATTCAAAAGACGGTTCATTTCGTTTTAGATGGCAAGGAAATCGGAACAGTAGACACTGCTGTTTCTGGTGTTCCTTTGGCATACGACATTCCTGCTCAAACGCATGGCGCTCATTTGTTTGAAGTGTACATGACGGCAGAAATTAACAGCAAGGCAATTGAATCAAATCATATCGTTAAAGACATTATCTGGTATGATTCAACAAGTGATAAGCCTGTAATTGGATGTGTTAAGCAGAAGTTTACGGCTAAACAGTATGACACAACAAACATTGTGTATACTGTATACGACCCATCTACTGAAACTCCACAGGTAGCGCTAGCAGTTGACGGGGAGACTGTTTCAACGCTGACAATTGATAGTAATACTCAGACATGGCAGTTTAAGTCTTCTGACGTTGGCTTACATACACTTACCATTACTTGTCGTGATACTGTTAAGACTTTAACGGTAAATGTTGAAAAACTTAATATTGATGTTGAGCCTGTTACTGCCGGTCTTGCATTTGATTTCAATCCTGTTGGCAAGTCTAATAACGACACCGATAGATTGTGGTCTGATGGCAATGTTGCTATGACCGTATCTGACAATTTCGATTGGGTTAACGGCGGATATCAGATTGATGATAATGGCGATCAATACTTTGGCGTTAAGGCTGGAACTACAGCAACTATCTCCTACAATCTTTTTGCAGATGATGCCAAGAAGAATGGCAAGGAATTTAAATTGATTTTCAAGACAACCAACGTTGCAAAGAGCAATGCTACGTTCTTGACTTGTCAATCTGGTACAACATCTGATGTTGGCCTTCAGATGAATGTACATGAAGCATACATTAAATCGAGTGCAAAGTCTTTATATATCCCATATAGCGAGGAAGATATTATTGAGTGGGAGTTCAATATCAATAAGGATACTGATATTCCTATTGTCATGTCTTATGAAGATGGCACCCCTTGCCGTCCTATGAGCTATACAGGCGATTATTCATTCACGCAAGATTCCCCTGTGCCAATCACTATCGGCTCTCCTGATTGTGATGTTTTGATTTATCGCATGAAGGCATATAACACAAGCCTTACAAGCTCGGCAATTTTGTCCAACTTTATTGCAGATGCACGTACCGCAACAGAGATGATTGCTCGTTATACTCGAAATCAGATTTATGACGAGAATAAACTTTTAACTCCCGAATCTGTTGCCAATGCTTGTCCAAATATGCGCGTTATCAAGATTGAAGCCCCGCACTTTACAAACAATAAGAAGGACTTTGTTGGTAATACTTCTTTCGAGTGTATATATAAGAATGGCGATGCCGTTCTTGACAATTGGAAATTTGAGAATTGTTATCACGCAGGCCAAGGCACTACATCAAATGAGTACGGTGCTGCTGGACGTAATATTGACCTTATTGCTGGTTTTGATGGCAAGCATCAAGTAACTAGCAAAGTTGAGCTAGACCCAAATTATATTACAAAACTCACGCTTGGAGATGGCAGCACTGTGACCGATGGGTCTGGCAAGATTTCGTTAACCAGAACTTCGGTGCCTAATAATTGGCTGAATGTCAAAGTCAATATCGCAAGCTCCGAGATGGTAAATAACGCATATCTTCAAAAGAGATATAACGATTACATTCCATATTCCACTCCTGCAACTCGCAGAGATTCTAGGATTAAAAATGATATGGAGTTTGTCAATTGCGTTGTGTTTATTAAAGAGTCTGACCCGGATTTGACTACACACAGAGAATTCCAAAATACTGATTGGAATTTTTACGCGCTCGGTAACATCGGTGATTCAAAAAAAACTGACGTTACAAGAGCATACGATCAAGATGATATGAAGGAATTTACCATCGAGATTAGTGACAATACATTGCCCAACTCTATCTTCCAAACTGGCGTTGCTAAATCTGATGGCTCTATGAAGTATCCTATCACAAAAGCAGAATGGATTGCCGGAAACGAAGCATATGATGCTTTGTATAATGATTGGGATGGATCATTTGAGTTCAGATATGATTGTTGCGGGGACACAAAAGACGGTTCTTCTATCTCCACAGATGAAGAGAAGACAAAAATCAGAACGCAGAATAAGCAAATTTGGCGAGACTTCTATGAGTTCGTAATTACATCGACTGATGATGAGTTCAAGAGCAATCTCAAGAATTGGTTTATAGTTGACTCTGCTCTATACTTCTATCTCTTTACGTTGCGATATACAATGATTGACAACAGAGCTAAGAATACTTTCTGGCACTGGGCTAAGCATTATATCACAACCGCAGAAGCAACAACGCTTGGAGATAAGGCGGCTTACTATACTGTTGACGACACTGCTGCTGGAATAAATAATGGATACCGATTTGACTTCTGGGACTATGATAATGATTCGAGCCTTGGTATCAACAACAGCGGTGAGCTTACCATGACTTATGGCAAGGAGGACACTGATTATCGCACGGAAGGCGATAAATCTTCTGGTTATGTTTTCAATGCCGCTGAGTCTGTATTCTTCTGCCGAATTCGTGATTTAATGGGTTCTGACCTTCAGAAGATGTATGTAAGCCGCGAAAGCAAAAACTGTTGGAGCGCTTCTTTTCTTATCAATCAGTTTGATGAGAAGCAGAATGAGTGGTGTGAAGAGCTTTGGCGCGTTGACTATGTGCGTAAATACGAACGTCCTTATAAAGACGGCAATACCCGATTCCTTGAGCAGATGATGAATGGCAAGAAGAAGTATCAGCGCAGACAGTTTGAACGCGACCAAGAGATGTATATGGCTACCAAGTTCATCGGCAATACGGCTACATCTGACCAGATTATGTTTAGATGTAATACGCCTAAAGACGCTGTTGTTGCGCCGAATTACACCCTCCATCTTACACCATTCTCAGATATGTATCTGTCTGTCATGTTCGGCAACTCCTCTCCCACTCAGGTAAGGGCGAAGGCTGGCAAACAGTACGATATCGAGTGTCCTTATGATACGATGGATGATACGGCGGTACTTATCTATGGCGCGTCAAGGATTCAATCTGTCGGCGATGTGTCTGCCTGCTATATACACGATAACGACTTCTCTAAAGCTGAAAAGCTAAAGGAGCTTATTATCGGTAATGCCACAGAGGGTTATTCTAATACATTCTTGACAAACCTCGTTATCGGTAATAATAAGCTTCTTGAGAAACTTGATATCAGAAATACTCCTAACCTTGTAAGCAGCTTGGACTTCTCAAAGTGCATGAATCTTGAGGAGCTTTATGCTTCTGGTTCTGGGCTGAGAGGAGTTATATTTGCAAGCGGTGGTAGCATTAGGTTGGCTCAATTGCCTGCTACTCTTACGTCTATCAATATGAAGAATCTAATGTATCTAACCAATCTTTCTATTGCTGGGTACGATTCAATCTCTACACTTATTATAGAGAATTGCGATACCGTAGACGTAAAGGATTTGCTTGATAAGGCCAACAATGTCAGCAGAGCAAGAATCACGGGTATTGATTGGACTCTTGAAGACACGTCTCTTCTCGATAGAATCTATAAGATGTCTGGTATCGATAAGAATGGCTACAATGTCGATAAGGCTGTATTGGCTGGCACAGTCCACGTTCCAGTTGTAAAGCAGCAGCAATTGTATGACTATCAGGAAGCGTGGCCTGATTTAGAGATTGTATTCAATACAATGGTCGAACAGTTTGTCGTTAAGTTTGTCAACTATGATGGCACTGTTCTCGATGCTCAATATGTCGATAAGGGCAGCAGCGCAGTTGACCCTATCACTAGAGAAGATAATCCAATCGACATTCCTACAAAGCCAAGTACAATAAGCACAGACTTTACGTATAGCAACTGGGATCTACCTTTAACAGCTGTGTTTAGTGATAGAACCATTACTGCTGTATATAGCGAAACTACTAGAAGATATACCATTAAGTATGTATCTAATGGGCAAACCCTTCAAGAGTCTACCGGTTTGTACGGTGAAAACGTTGAGTACACCGGTGCAATTCCGACTTACACACTTGAAGAAAACGCATATAAATATTATATGTTCGATAGATGGGATAAAAGCGGATTTATTGATGGGGATAAGATCGTCAATGCAATTTTTGATTCGTTTACATATACGCCAACTGCATTTGACGGTAAAGAACTGGCGGATATGCGCCCTGTTGAAATCTATGCTATTACTAAACTTGGTCTTGATAATGTTTCTGCTAATATAGAAGATGGCAATGCTTACTCGTTTGATATGGGATATGATGTTGATTATGATGATATCGAGTCTGAAGTTATCATATCTGAAAAGACAGATTTTACCGGTAAGAATTATGTTGATACGGGTATAAAGCTGTTTGACGTTGATAAAGACTTTGTTTTGGCTATTGATTATAAATTCCTAAGAGGCACTGTTAATAACGGTGTTCTTGCGCAATGTTTTCAGTCAAACGGGTCTATCGGCTTTAAACTGTGGAATAACAATGGAATTAAAATGACATGGGGTTCATCTTCTGCTAATGCCGGTGGAACCGGTAGTCGTGACATGATTGTGTTAAGACATAAAAAAGGCGAGAATAATGTCTCTGTGTATTATTCAAATCTTAATGGTAACGAGCCTGTTATTTCAGAGTTAACTATGAATAAGTCGGCAATTACTAATAGCACTTTGGTGTTTGGATGTTCAAAAGCTGATGACGGTGCATATGAGAATTATGCTGTTGGAAATATATATTGGAGTAAGATTTGGTATAAAGACCTTGGTGATACGGTTTGTAAAAATCTTGCCGGTTGGACTCATGAAAATATATCTCTTGAGGTATGCGGCTTTAAGAGATACTACTTAAGCCAAGAGCCGTCTAAACGTTGTACATTCAGTTTGTTGGCAACGCATTTGCTTGATAGAAAGAAACAATTCTATTCAAATGGCGGAGATAAGACTGGATGGACTGAATCTGATCTTAATAAATTCTTAAACGAAAGATTCTATAATGCCATGCCTAATAAGATAAAACTTCTTATTAAGCAAGTTACGGTAAATTCTTCAGTCGGCAAAAAGTCAACGGAGTTAAGCGCGTCTCAATGCTATGTATCTATACCAGCCGCCATCGAACTTATCAATAATTATGAAACAAATGTAGAACCTCTTATCAACGAAGGTACTATAATTTCATATATGACGTCCAATGACGCGAGAAAGCGTGCGCGTATTGGAGAAGATTACGATGCTTATTGGACTCGTTCTTATAATACCCAATATGAACGTTATGTTTGCACAATAGATAAAGAAGGTAACCTTAATCAGTATAATACTCAAGAGTCTTCATATGGTGTGTTGATTGAGATTTCATTCTAATTATATTTAAAGGTGCCGTTATTATGCGGCACCTTTTCTTTGATGAGGTGAGGGCATGTTTTACAAAGTCATAAAAAACGGTAAGGTTATCGACGTGCTTGACAGACTCGTGTTTTTAAAATATCAAAAGAAATATGACCGTATGATATTCTGCGATGAAGAAGAAGCTCAGGCGATTTATTCTTCTGATGGTAAACATATTTGGCATGAAGAATCGTTATATTATATTCCTGTCCCTGGATACGATACCGTTCAGTTGGAAGAAATTGACAAATATGAGTATGAACAACTTAAGGTTCTTAATATGAAAACACCAGAAGAAATCATTGATGCGTATACGGCTATGTTGTTGAACGAGGGACTGATATAAATGAACCAGTTCGTAGAGTCTTTAAAGCGTTTATATGATAACCGCATTATTAACGATAGCAAAGTAGTCTCATTATACAACAATAATAAGATTACAAAAAACGAAATGGCATATATACTAGGTAAATAGATGTATGCCTCCTTTCTTTTAAAAAAAATAGTCTATATGATTATTTTGTTTATGTAACTACGGAATAAACGAAAGAGGTATTATTGTGGCGATTAGATCAAAGAACGCATTCGGTAGTAAGGCTAATATTGAAACGGCAAAAGAGAACGGCTTAGTTGACGAGTACGATATTCTTTATCTTGATGATGGCGAGATTGCATGGATCGACAAGAATAACAATACCGTATTCAATACTCCTCGAACACAGGGAGACATCGTTATTTCTTGTGTCGATAATATTGGCGATACCGGCAGTAACACAATTACTTCTGGTAAAACGCTTGAAGAAGCGGTTAAGATTGTTGCACAGTCTGTTTTGCCAAAGATTAAAGAGGAAACGTTGAAGTCTGCAAAAGACTATGCCGATCAAGTTTCTAGCGGAAGTGTTGATGTTGTAGAGTTCTAAGTCCCTGATTTTGGAGGTAATAAAATATGGCAGAAACGGCGAACAAAGCCTCAATGTCGGTTATTGTGACTACCTCCGAAAAACTATCTAGTTTATTGATTAAAAATGGACAACTTATATTTATTAAAGATAAATGCAGAATAGCTTTCGACTTTAATGATAAGCGTAAATTTTATAATCAAATTACGGAGTTGGAAACAGATTACGAGAGGACTTCGCTTTCCTCTCCGTCCAATGGATACTATTTTATTATCGATACCGCAGTGTTGTGGCGTTATGATAATGGTTGGACTCAAATAACTAGTAGTCCTGAAGATATAGTGTTCATAGGTGCTGAACTGCCAGAATTGGGGCAAGCAAAAGATAAAACACTATATGTAAACAAAACAAAAAAAGAAATATCTATTTATGATAAAGCTGCAAACTCTTATGTTGTTGTGGCTAATAAAACAGATTCTTCTGGTGGCGAAAATATTGACACTGTTACAGAAGAAGATATTAACAATCTCTTTTAATAGGAGGAGAATTTATGGCTGAAAAGAAGTACATTGATTTAACTGGTCTTACCCATTATGACGAAAAGATCAAGGCGCTTATTGATGCTAAGGATGCCACCGCTCTTCAGGCGGCTAAGGATTATAGCGATGGTCTTGCTGGCAACTACGATGCCGTTGGTACTGCTGAGACTAAGGTAAATGAACTTGCTAATGGTCAGGTCAAAGCAAATAAAGATGCAATTGATAGGTTAAATGGCACTGCTGAAACTGATGGTTCCGTTGCTAAGGCTGTTGCTGATGCTAAGTCTGCTCTTGAGACTAAGATTACTGCTGTTGATGGTAAAGCAGATGCGGCAAAAGATGCAGCAAGTGCAGCTCAAGGTGACGTGGATAGCTTAGAGACTTATGTTGGCGTTATTCCCGATGGCGCAACTGCTCAAAACGTTGTTGCTTATGTTGATGAGAAGACCGCTAATATTGCTTCTGGCACTGAGTTTTCCGCTCTAAAGACTCGTGTTAGCACTGCTGAGGGTAATATTACCACACTTCAGAGCGACGTGGACGCTGTTGAAGCAAAGGCTACTGCCAATGAAGCTGCTATCACTAGGCTTAATGGCGAGGGTGATGGTTCTGTCAAAAAGCAAATCGATGCTGCATTTAATGACTTCGCAACAAAGGTGTCTGATGATAACGTTGTGAATACCTATAAGGAGCTTATTGACTACTGCGCTACTCATAGTGCTGAAGCTGCTGAGATTGCTGGTAATATTGCCAAGAACGCCACTGCTATCTCCGACCTTGAGAAGTTTGTCGGCACTCTGCCCGAGGGTACTCAGGCCAAGGATGTAATTGCTTATATTAATGAGAAGGTTGCTGCCGAGCAAACTCGTGCTACTAAGGCCGAGGGCGATCTTGGCACTCGTCTAACTGCAATCGAGGGTAAGTTCGGCGAAGGCGATGGTTCCGTTGCAGAGCAGATTAATGCAGCAGTGAAGATTGAAACTGATGCTCGTACCGCTGCTGACAAGACCCTTGAAGGTAAGATTACTGCTGCTCAGAACAAGGCGGATGCCAACGCTACCGCAATCGAGGAGCTTACAACTACCGTTGGCACTAAGGCTGCTGCCGCAGATGTAACTGCTCTTGGTACTCGCGTCACTGCCGCTGAGAAAGACGTTGATGATCTTCAGGCCGCTATTGGCGCAGATGGCTCTGTGACCGCCGCGATTGCTGCCGCCGCTAAAAAGGGTACTGACGCTCAGGCTACCGCTGATAAGAATAAGTCTGACCTTGCCGCTCTTACCACTACTGTCGGTGGTCACACCACTACTCTAAGTTCTCAGGGTGACCGTATTTCCGCGCTTGAGACTAAGGTTGGCGATGGTTTTGTTGCCATTACTAACGAAGAGATTGACAATTTATTCAATTTGTCCTAAAGTATAAAGTTGTAAAGATATAACACAAAAAGAATTTGACAGAAAAGAGATTATACGTAATAACATTATTAAGCGTAATGGCTATAAGCAGATGAAGATAATCTCTTCTACTGACAAACTTCCCTCTGATGATGTTTTGCTTAAAATGCTATTAGATGCTAGGCAATATTTTATTGACTATCCTAATCATTCGTGGATTGAATTTAATATTGACAATTTCATTGTTCGCAATGCGAAAAATAAAAACGGAATTTCATACGATTTCGGCGATCTACGTAAGATAACACAGGATGTTGCATAGAATATTTACAATTAATATCACGGAGTTTTAAGTGGTGAGGAAGAGGGAGTATGCCAACCTCTCCCCCACCCTTCTACCCTGCCGTTTACCCTACAATTGTCAGAATAATAACAATTGTAGGGTAATTATTTTTTATAAAAATTATTTCTCAACGTCTCTGTTTTTTATTAATAGATATCTAATGGAAAATAAAGACGTTGAGAAATCAACATATTGAAAGGAGTGGTTGCATGGCAGAAACAAAGTTTCTTGACAGCATCGGTTTAACTCATCTACTTGAGAAGATAAACGCGAAGTTTTCAAAAATTGGTCATAAACATACCAAGGCGGACATTACTGACTTCGCACATGACCACGATGAGAGATATTATACCGAAACCGAAATCGACACAAAGATCTCCACGCTAAACTCTGCGATTTCTGGTAAGGCCAATTCTTCTCACAAACATGCTGCTGCCGACATTACTTCAGTGAACGCTTCTGCAATTACTGGCATAATTGATGCATCTCATCTTCCAAGTTATGTTGATGACGTTCTCGAAGGTTATTTAAGCAACAGCAAGTTTTATAAAATAAAGGGCAGTGACAACACATATACTGGTGAGATTACTGGTGAGACTGGTAAAATCTATGTAGATTTAGATAGCAACAAGACTTATCGTTGGAGCGGTACTGCGTATGTGGTTATCTCCGAGACTATTGCGCTTGGGGAGACTTCATCAACCGCCTATCGTGGCGATCGCGGTAAGGTTGCTTATGACCACGCTGCCGCAAAGGGTTCTGCTTTCGCTTCTGGTCTTTATAAGATTACCACTAACGCACATGGTCACGTAACTGCTGCTACCGCCGTTACCAAGTCAGACATTACCGCTCTTGGTATACCAGGCCAGGATACGAATACTGTGTATACGCACCCAACGACTTCTGGCAATAAACACATTCCTGCTGGCGGTGCTTCTGGTCAGATTCTTCGTTGGTCTGCTGACGGTACTGCTACTTGGGGTGCCGATAACAACACTTGGATTGCACTTAAGGGCGCTACTACTTCTGCTGCCGGTACGGCTGGTTATGCTCCTGCCCCTGCTGCTGGTGCCGCAAACCGTTATCTGCGTAGCGATGGTACTTGGGTTGTTCCACCCAATGACAATACCACTTACAGTGCATTTAAGGGTGCCACATCTTCTGCCGCTGGTGGCGCTGGTCTAGTTCCTGCCCCTGCAACTGGTGCTCAGGCTTCTTATCTTCGCGGTGACGGTACGTGGGCTGCATTCTCTAAGGGTACTGTTGGTCTTGGTAATGTAGACAACACTGCTGACTCTGCTAAGTCTGTTAAGTATGCAACAAGTGCTGGTAGCGCTACTTCTGCTACCTCAGCTTCTACCGCTGGTTCTGCCACCAAGGCAACTCAGGATTCTGCTGGTCAGCAGATTAACACCACTTATATCAAGGGGCTTTCTGTAAATGGTCGCACTGTTACCTATACTCGCGGTGACGGTACTACTGGCACAATCACCACTCAGGATACGAACACCACGTACTCGGCGCTTACCAATGATGAGATTGATGATGCGTTCGCCGCTGTATTTGGTTAAATTTTAATTAAATAAAAAATATATATTTACATGAATTGAAAATAAAGGCTATGTCACAATAAATAGTTGATAATCAATACCAAACGTGCAATAATGCAATTGCAATGAGCATTCAACCCGCGAGGAGGGCAGCAGGCATGTCTGCAGTCGGCAACATTCTGAGCATGATTAAGAGCCTTTCTGCTGCCGAAAAGCGGGAACTCAAGATGATGCTGCTCGAAAATGCCAGCGCAACCATGTCTGACATGGAATCGTTCATGACAGATGAAAGGTTCGCTGGCGGAATGGTTTGCCCTCATTGCGGATGCCTGCACGTTGTTCGCAACGGACACCAGGAAAGCAACGGAAAGCAGCGTTACCTCTGCCGCGATTGCGGCAAGTCTTTTGATATCACGTCCAACTCCATCGTGTCTGGTACGTATAAGGGTCTGGACGTGTGGGAGCGCTATATCGCGTGCATGATGCAAGGGTTGTCCATCAGGAAGACCGCTGAGATTTGCGAGATACATAGGAACACGGCCTTCAATTGGAGGCATAAGATTCTAGACGCGCTTCAGGATATCGAAGACAACGTTGTGCTTGACGGTATCGTCGAAGCGGACGAGACGTTCTTCGCCATTTCCTACAAAGGCAACCACAGCAACGGCGGTTCTTTCACCATGCCTAGGAAGCCGCATAAGCGCGGCAAGGAAATCCATACCAGGGGATTGTCAAAAGAACAGGTATGCGTTGCATGCGCTGTGAACCGAAGCGGGAAGTCCGTCAGCAAGGTGTCCAACCTTGGACGCATTTCCACGAAGAACGTCGATGGCGTTCTTGGCGATAGGATAGACGAGAATTCTACGTTGGTTACCGATGAGATGAACGCCTACATTAAGTTCGCGCTAAATCGTGGCATCAATCTTGTTCAGATCAAAGGCGGCAAGAGCAAGAAGGGCATCTACAACGTGCAACGTGTCAACAGCTACCATAGTTCGTTGAGCAAGTTCATGCGCGGCTTCAACGGCGTCGCTACCAAGTATCTGAACGGGTATCTGGCATGGCACAACTTCATGAAGTATTCGAAGCATACGGATGCCGAGAGGAAGCAGCTCTTGCTAAGGCGGGTGCTTACTTTGCCCAAGAAGGTCGTATGCAAAGAGATATCCAATAGGGATGCATTGGCGTTCGCAGTTTAGCTGGTAGACAGATGCGAGGTTCATCCTCTCTAACAACAGTTTGGACTTTTGATAACGTTCCGAGGTTATCTGAAACAATTCCGCTTAGTGTTTTACGACGTAAGCGAATACCGTCATAAGAAAAATTGTTATCCAAATTTCCATAGGCGGCACCTCCCTTCTTGGGAGGAGTCTTCCTTCAAACATGGAAGCAATTAACATTACCTCGCATCTTGCAGCTTATTGTATCAGGGCAAATAAAACAGCGGAGCTGGAATCAACCTAGCTCCGCTGTTTCGGTGTCTGGCTATAGGAGTTCTTTTTTCTTTGCCTCGAATTCTTCTTGCGTTATAGCGCCGGAATCGAACAGTTGTTTGTATTTGAGCAGTCGTCTAATTTGCTTGGAGCATCAGCGTTTTTGTCGGGAAGAAGTAAAACGATTATTAGCCCGATGATGCCGAGCGCGAAACCTGCGGCAAAACATATGCCCTCGCCATACCCCTTTTTCTTTCCGAAGTTCTGGGCGATGCAGCCAAATATTACGGCTGGAATCAGTAATAATAAAATGATGCCTAGCTCTGGTGCGCCGATTCCCAAAAATTTCATAGATAGCCTCCCTTGACGAATTGGCGCACGTCCAAAGAGCCTTGTTCTCCGTGCAAACAAAAAGTGCGCCCCTACTAGAGAGACGCACTTCGCAAGAAAGCGCCTCCCCCTGATTGTTGCGACACAAACGCTTGACCTATCTAGGTATGGGCAAAGAGGAAAGACACCTTTTGCCAAGGTGTTTCCCTAGATAAGCCAGCGTTATTCGTTTGTGTCGCAATTTGACAGTTTACTAGACGTTGCTGCTTTTAGCAGCGTCAATATTTGAATGGAGTATAAATATGGGACTGCAAGAAATAAACGACATGGTTGCTGGTGTCAGCTCACGAGATTTGCTTACGATAATTATGCAGCGTAAATCAGGACTGCGAGACGTGTTTACCTACATGCTCTGCGATGAGCTTGAAACGCGCGAAGGCGTAGAGACGATGCACGTTGAGCCATATGATGTCGTTGAGCTTCCGAAGGTCGAAGGGCCTGCGAGTGTGTTTATCGTAACGTCTTAAAGCTTGCGATACTCGTATACGCCCTTGACGTTTCGACTAAGATAGCTTCCCCGGAGACGAATCGCGAACAAGGTCGTGAAAAATGCTCTCGGGAACGTTGTTGTATTGATACGCTCCGCCATGGCGGAAGCTGACAAAAAGAGAGCCGCCATCATATCCAACACTTTCAATCTGATCGGATTGTGGAGTCTCAATCATGCGTGGAAGATGTGGGAATCTATTTGCGTACACGTGATGGTTCCTCTCTAGTTGTTCAGCACATGATTGTTATTATAGGCAAATGTTAATAGCAAATGTTAGTAGTTAGAAATAGCTCGAAAATCAACTTATTGTTGTGACAGAGCCAAAATAAATTAATTCATCAATAGACTGCTGGTGAGATATATATTTCACCAGCTTTCTATTTATAGACTCCCATTCTTATATGTTAGGAGGTACTATTATGGGTTATCTTGATAAAGCTGGTTTAAGCCGAGCTTTTACCAAGCTTAAAACGCTTATCGATAAAAAAGCTGATGTTTCGCATAAGCATGTGAAGGCTGATATCTCTGACTTTCCATCTTCCATGCCAGCAAGTGACGTTTACGCTTGGGCTAAGGCAGCAACGAAACCGACGTACACGAAATCTGAGGTTGGTCTTGGTAATGTCGATAATACAGCAGACGCAAATAAAAGCGTTAAATACGCTACGTCAGCCGGAAATGCTTCAACCGCTACTACGGCAAATAGAGTCGCTAATGCCGGTGCTGCTTCTGCTAATGCGGCACGTCATGTCTGGTTCTCTGATAGTGAAACTGAAACAGTTAGAGTATTGGACGATAATTTTAAATACAATCCGAGTGGAAATCTTCTGACGGCAAATATCACGGGTAATGCTGCTACCGCCACTTCAGTAGCTTGGGGCAATGTCAGCGGCAAACCTTCTACTTTTACGCCTTCTTCTCACACTCATGATGATAGATACTATACCGAAACAGAAATGGATTCTAAGCTTAGCGGGAAAGCGAATTCATCACATACACATAATTATGCAGGCTCTAGTTCTGCTGGCGGCAATGCTAATTGGGCAAATGGCTCAACTTATGCTAATTATTCTTATAACGATAAGCCCATTACTACTGCTGGAACCGGTGCTGAATATACTGCAAGTGTTAACGATTTAACTTTAGTTGCTGGTGCAAGTTTCGTAATGGTGCCGCATACCGTGAGCACGTCTACTGCGCCTACGTTGAACGTCAATAGTCTTGGTGCTAAGAATATTAGAATGAGGATTTCAAGCTCGACATCTTCTACAACCGCCCTTCCATCAGCAAGCTTTTTAACGGCAAATAAACCGGTAAGACTTATGTACGATGGTACATATTGGATTATAGATGACATGGTACGACCGGACGCGAATAATACATATGGAACGCTTATCTCTAGTGGTACTGCTGCGCCGACATCTAGTAATAACGGGTATATCTATATTCAATATGAATAATATAATAATCCAAATTTAATTTGATAGGAGAATGATATGGACGACCAAATTTATGATCGACTTTATTCAACTGATGAAATATGGTTCGCTCAGCAAACTAATCGTGGTCTTACCAGCGTTATCGATGATATCTTTAAAGTGACTGATAATCTAGCAGACAACTATGCTGCAAAGAATCACGTCCATCATGAGTATGCAACAGTTGATGACGTTGCATTGAAAGCCGATGCTGAACACAATCATGATGAGATTTACTACAAGAAATCTGAGGTTGATGAAAAGCTAGCTGCTCTAAAAGAAGAAATTGTTGAGCTTATCAACCAGATGCATACTGCCGATGATAATAAGTCGTATGCTGCCAATGAAGATTTCACAACGAAAAAGACTGAAACAACAACAAATTCAGACAACACCAAAACTGAAACTTCCGGTGTTGATAACTCTGATGACGGAGCTTAATTTAAAATAAGAATTTTTTAAAACAAAATAGTTGGTATTACTGGGAGTAGATTTTGTCATATCTACTCCCTTTTTGTATTTTTTACAACGGTAAATAAAGGCGGTGAACGAATTTGGCTGCTGTTAAGGGGATTTATGTGAACGTTCCAAGTGGAAAAAGTTTAAAAGGCGTTTACGTTTATATTAACGGAACGTGGACGAGTCACCCATTTAAAGGTGTTTACGTTAAAATATAACGCTTAATTAATTTAATGCAAGGAGGTTATTAAATTGGCTGACGTTGATTTATATGACTACAAGCTAAATTATACAGGAAGCCAAGTGGAAGACCTGCTTGGCAAGGCAAAGAAATCTAATGACATCTTAGATTCTATGCCTCGTGTTCAGTATGGAATTAAAAGGATATACGTAAGCGGCGCTAATACCAGCTCTAGTGAAACAATTGAATTCAACTATAAGTTCAACGACTCGCCAAAGGTCGTTATCATGCCGGTTGCTTCTGGCAAGGTGAAAACATCTTTATCAAATGAAACTGGTAATGGGTTCACTATCACGATTAGCAGTGATAAAGATATAAAAAGCGCCGATATCTATTGGATTGCAATCTCTCAATAATGATTATTGATTTATATATATTTGAAGATATTAGGAGGAAATATAATGACATGGGTTAATCTTAACGATGTTTATGTTTCAACAAATGGTGGCACAATTAATGGTGATTTAGCTGTAAATGGCTCCCTTACATGTAAAAATGGTTCAACGACTTATAACGTTGGCAGTCAACTTGCAGCGCTCGGGGATTCCGTATCCCGAAAGCAGGTCCGCCTCGGCAACAACCTCATGTGCTGCGTCGAGGGCGGCGTCTGCATTGTCTCCGTCGACTTCCTGAGCGTTCCAGTCGCAAACTCTGAGCGTACAATCGGAACCCTTCCGAACGGCATGAAACCGCTAGGGCATGCGGCTGCCGACCAAACGGGCAGCGACGAAGTCGCATACATCGCGCAGCTCGGATTCAGAGGCGAAAACTCCATATACGGGCAGCTCATGGTCAAGAACTCCGGGAAAATAAGCGTCTACGTAAGCCACGGAGGGAGTAACTACGCCTACTATTACGGACAGCTGGTCTTCCCGGTGACGCGCTCGTAGCACTCCGTAGCGCCGTATCCCTATTAGCGCTCAAGGGAATCATCTACTGAGCTTGAGCGCTAGCAAAGTCACCCCGATGTGCGACGACTCGTACGTTGGATTGACGAGCAGCTTTATGCCGCCGCTGTCGAAGGTGATCTCCTCGACCGTGCACCACGCCTGTCTGATAGGGATGAACGTCCAGCTAGAGTCTGTTCCCTCGTATTTCATATAAATCTTTCGGTTGGCCTCGCCAGGATACCCGCTCGTCTGGGCGGATTCCAGCACCTTCCATCCGCGAACCTTGACCGGGGATACGGAATGCTAAATTGCCGCAATGATCATCACTTTAATCGTGATTAAATAAGGGTCTGCGGCGGTTCCGCCTGATGCAGCAATGTCGATGTTCGCGGCAATGTTCATTACGCTAGTGTCGCCTGCTTCGAATGTAACCCTTGTTCTGTCGCATCGCCATTGCGTTGATTCAGAGCATGAGAACAGAACTTTTTTAACTTTGATCGGAAGCGCCACTTTGTAATAGTATTCCTCTTTCGCTAGGGCTGTGTACCAGGGTGATGCCTCGAAGACCAGCGCCACCCTGTTGCCACCAAGGGGAAGTACGTGCCACGACTGATTTTTGACATTGCCTGACATCCTACCAGGATATTGGTTAATTTGGGATACGGAATGCTACTTAACGCAAAAAATAGCAACGTCAAAGTTGTTGTAGTAAGGATCACTAGCCGTACCATCTGACGTGGACTCTGATATTGCAGTTACAATTTGAACCTGTGTATTAGATGGAAAAGTAACTCGCGAAGCTCTCACTCTCCATTGTATTGCATTAATAAAGCCAGAAATAGGGGTTCCACAATTATTGGGGAGGTTGTACTTGTAAATATATTCTTTTGCTTGAAAATTCGTTACGGCTATCTCCTTGTGGAGAAGTAATATAGTTGCTTTGTTACCAACTTTAACTACGTAATAATTTCCATCGCGGGATACGGAATCCCAATTAATGTCATACGGCTATATTCTCTTTATTTTTCTTAGCATTGGCAAATATTAGCTTCTCAACAGCCGCCTGAGCTTCTTGACAAATGGTTTTGCGTGGCACAATATAATGTTCATATGCGGTGCTAATTTCTGTATGACCGAGCATCATAGCAACAGTTTCAATTCCAACGCCTGCTTCAATGGCTAGAGTTGCCCATGTATGACGCATATTAGTCATAGATACATATGGAGCGTTCATCTTTTTACAGCGGCTCTTAATGGCCCTAGCGGCCTTATCTGGCGATACATCGCCAATAATAAGACCCTTACCTTTAATCTGCTTTAGACGTTTACGTGCAAATTTTGGAAGGTAACAAGACCTTGTTGACTTTTCAGTTTTAGTTTTAACCGTGATGATTCGGCCATTTACATATTGGCGTGATTTATTAATACGTACCTCGCCAGTTTTAAGGTTGATATCAGACCATTCAAGCGCACATGCTTCACCTCTTCTTAGACCGAGCGTGACGGCACAGATAGCTACGGCCTCGGTCCAATGACCATATAGAGCACGAAGCATTTCAGTTACTTCTTCTGCGTCTAAAACTTCTGGTCGATATGGTTTAGGATGATTAACCTCTACATACACTGTTGGGTCAACGATATGTAAACGTTTCTTGCGAATCCAATAGCGGATAACCTGGCGAAGACATTTAAATGCTTTTTCGCCTGCTCCTGCTTGCTCGAATGAATCTACCCATTCTTGTAAATCATCAGGACAGATATCTTCAATCTCACATTCTCCCCATCGAGGAAGAACATAAAGGCGCATTGAAGAGTCATATCCTGCTACGGTAGACGCGGCTCTCTTAGCTGTTTTTTCTGGTAAGTAATGTTGTTCGTAGATGTCGGTAAGCTTCATTTCGATGTCCTTTCATGGTTAAAAATCCCACGCAATTTAGTACAATTTTAGTATATAAATTGCGTGGGATTTTTCAATACCTTGGCATATAAATTTATCTATAAACTTCAAAGTTTTTATCTTTTGAATGTTCAGATGTTGTATTATATTTGACGTGATTTTTCTTGGATGGTACATACGCACCGTCCTTTTTATTATTTGTAAACAATTAAAGGAGGTGTGTCTATATATGTACGAAGTACCTTGTTTAGACCTTAATGGAAATACAATCAACAAGTTTTATCAGTGGGATATAGACCAAAAAATAGTTATTAAACTTGATGGTTGCGGAGAGAATTATCTTAGAAATACACCTGAAGTTCATTTCTGCAACGTAAGTAGAACAGAAGCGCTTGTTGTTAGATCGCTCAAGTCCGGGAATATTTCTGTTGACGATGCAAATGTTTATGCCGAAGCCGATACGTCATCTACCGTCATAACAACGTTACACAATGGGGATAAGATTGTTTATAGTGAGTATACATATGGTGGCGGCGATATCGGTGCTGCATATGAAGATGGCCGCGAATGGTGCTCGTTTGAGTACAAAAGCGAAAAGAGATATATCGAGACAAGTTGCATAGCGTATGACGGAGAAGTTATTACTGCTGATGTCCCCAACATTCTCTTGCAAGAAGCTTATCCACTGCTTGTATACGTATATCTAACCGATGCAAACGACTCATCTTCTCAAAAGACTATATTGTTTAGCGAGATTCCAGTACGTAAACGCGCAAAACCCAGTGATTATCTATATGTTGATAATATCAATCGTGTTACGGCTAATATGATTAAAAGCGAGTTAGAGCAAAGCACAAAAGAAACAAAAGAAAATGCTATCGACACAATTGATCAAACTAAAATCAATGCTGTTAATAGTGTTACTAATACCAAGAACAATGTTGAAAAGGCTCTTAATGATACTAAAACACATCATACAGCAGAAATAGACACGGCAAGAGACGAAGCTAAAACAACTATCGATACTGCTAAGAATGAGTTTATAACTACTGGCAATGGTTTGGTAGCAACTGCAACTGAAATCAAAAACAATACTCAAAAAACATATGACAATGCGGTTACAGTTGCAAATAATACAAAGACAACGATTGAAACAAATATCAATACTTTGATTACTCAAAATGGCCTGAGTTTAAAAACTGTAAACGATGGTAGCGGCAGTGTTACGCTTTCAATCCTTATCAATCAGTCATAAGGGCGGTGTGTGAGATATGGCAACTGCTTATTTTAAAGAACAAATTGAGCGCATCACAGAACAAACTTTAGAAGAAGAGATTAAAGACGAACTTAGAAAAATCAAAGAAGACGCTGTTGTCCAAATTAACAATATAAAAGATAGCGCAAATAGTGAACTTGAATCTCTTGAGCAACAAGGTATGGCAAACTGCGATAAGACTAGAGACGAAGCTATTTCTGCAATAGAAAAAACTAGGAATGATTTTGTAACTTATACTGCCAATGAAAAACGTGATATGATTTTCACTTTAGGCGAGAACGATGCTAATGGAAATCCTGCTGTCAGAGGTAAACTTCGTAAAATCGATTCTGATACAAACGATATCTATGAAAATATAAAAAAAGTTGCCCCTGATACAGAAGCCGTTATTGAAAATGATATCAGAAGAATGATTGTCAATAACGGATACTTTATTGAGATTGTAAATGACGGCAAAGGAAATGTTACTACTAATATAGGGCAGGTTGTTTAAATATGGATATGTCTAATAAAATGAAGACCTTTAATGGTATGGAAATATATGATGAGGCCGTAAGAACACAAGTTAATGGAATTAAAACTGCTGGCACTGGCGATGCTTATACCGCTACGGTAAAAGCTATCGACACTCTTGTAACCGGCGTTGGGTTCATAATGATACCGCATACTAACAGTACAACTACAGCGCCTACACTTAATGTTAACGGCCTTGGCGCTAAGAATATCAGGGCAAGATTGTCTTCCGCCGCTAAGTCTACTATTGCTTTGCCAGATGCAGATTTTATCTCTTCTGATTGTCCTGTTAAAGTTGTATATGATGGTTCACAATGGATTATAGAAGATATGGCTCAGCCTGATGTAAACGGTTTATATGGAACAGTTCCTATTAATAAAGGCGGCACCGGTGCCACTACTGTTGCCGATGCAAGAAACGTTTTAGGTCTTGGTAATACAGACGGAGCATTGCCTATTGCTAATGGTGGAACCGGCGCAACAACCGCTACCGCTGCTAGAATAGCTCTTGGTCTTGCAAGTGATGATGCCGGCACTGTTGAAATTTCTGTGGGCGGTACCGGTGCCACTACTGCTGCCGATGCAAGAACCAATCTTGGCATTACCCCTGAAAATATTGGAGCTTCTGCTTCCGGTCATAAACATAGTGCCGCAGATATTACAGACGGAACACTTCCTATTGCTCGTGGCGGCACCGGTGCAACAACCGCCGTCAACGCTCTTAAGGCTCTAGGCATCACTATGGGCACCTCCGCTGCTCCAACAACAGGAACGGCAAATACAATTTATATTCAATTGCTTTAAAAAAAGGGGGCAACATAGATGGCTAACGGATATATTGATGGCAATGATGTTGATGGACGATGGAGAGCAAAATATTATTGGGAAAAAAGTGTAAGCGATATACAAGTTACATGCAAATCAGAAATTGGCATGGAATCTATCAATTACGGCATCGATATCAACTACGTAGATGCGTCTGTCACACTTGACGGTGAAACATCAAGTGTAAGCAATCAGGCGTTTTATTCTGATTATGCGACAACAACATCAAAATGGTATACGTCAAAAACTAAAACTTTTGATAGAGGATTAAATGACTATACAGTATATGCATCTGCAAGAGTTTATAACCATAGTTCTTATTTAGACGGCACTTCAACCGTAACTGATTCATTTGTCATACCGGCCCGTGTAAGAAACGCGCATGGCACTCCAGGCGTAAAAGCCAATAAGACAAAAGCATATTATAGTGAAAAAATTACTTTAACGTTTTCTAAGAGTGCAACACAAGGCAATGCAAATTTTGACCACTTTGAGGTTTGGCAGGGTGGCAAAAAGTTATATAGCGGGTCTAACACAAGCTATGTCGTAACGCCGTCAAGTGTCACTGGTGCGAAAGGTGGCACGGTAACGTATACGATAAAAGAAGTTCATGAGTGGTATGGCACACACCCAGAAACAAGCGCAACTATAAAAATCGAGGTTCAAAGCGGTGTCGTTACAGTCTATGACTCAGATAAAAAAAAGCACGTCGGTCTTGTAACCGCATACGATTCAAGTGGCAATGGACACTATGTTTTGATAACCGCATATGATTCAAGTGGTAAAGCGCATAATGTAGTATAGGTTTATTAATATAGCATATCGGAACCGCGTTCTAAGGAGAGCAATTATGTCTACCGATACATTTTCTGGTCTGTATTCTACCGACGATATCTGGAGGGGAACCAACACAACTCGCTGTTTAACTGACGATTTAGATGCTATGGACGCAATTCATGATTCTTTGCCAAACACTTATGCCGCGAAGAATCACGCGCACTCTGGATATGCTGCTAAAAGTCACACTCACAGTTATCTACCTTTAAGCGGTGGCACACTCACAGGAGATGTCACAACAAGTAAAGATATTAATATGGGCGTAGAAGCGGCTATACAAGGAAAGACCGCAAATGGAACTTTAAAGAATGTATTCGTCCCCGTGTCTGCTGCTGGTAATACGGCAATCGGATATGACAACTATCAAAAGTCTGACGGAACAACTAATCTATACGGAAACTCTGTTCGTATTTGGAGTAAAACTGGAGGTCTTACCGGTTCTAATTATGGTGAGAATAATGTTCTGTGGAGTGGTGCTTTATACGTAAAAGAGGATACTACTATTGCCCTTTCTGACAATGTGTCTGCGCAACCTCATGGCATTTCTCTAATATTCAGCGCATATGACGTTGCCAATGCATCTCCTGTTAATTCTAGCTGGAACTCTTTCTTTGTTCCCAAATACGCTGTAGCAAATGATAACGGCGGTGGGTTCTCATTCATACTTGAGCGTGCCGGAAAGTTCTACAAGAAGTATCTTTATATTAATAATAATGAGATAAAAGGTAATGCTGCAAATAACAACTCAGCACTTTCTCTTCATGGTCAAACAGTTGACAATAGAAACATGGTTCTTCGTTACGTAATCGGTGTTTAAATAATTCAGGGAAACAGATTAATTTCTGTTTCCCCTTTTTTTACGATTTTTGGTTGCTTTCTTTTTCAATAATGTATTTTAAATCACTGCGAATAGATTGTATTTCCTTTTGAACACTTTCTAATCTAGATAATATTTTATTTACTGAATCTCGCTGTAATGTCATTGCATCCATCTCATTTTATTTATTATATGCGATTATGTATACAAAAATGAACATTAAAAAAGTATGGCTTTACGACCCGCACCTACAGAAGGTGGTTTCGTAGTCCATACTTTTTTAGTTAAAATCAACATGAGATATCTTATTCCCGTTTAAATATATCCTACATATAATACCACGCCAAAACCTACGTCTGTCTTCCGCGTTTAATGTTTTATATACCGATTCGAAGTCAGTTGAAAGAATTTCGTGCAGCATAGTCAAATCTTTATCAGCATCTGTTTTAGGAACTTCATTTTCTGCTTTTTTTATTGCGTTGTTTAATTCTCTCTGTTCTTTTATATATTCTTCGTCCGGCTTGTTGCCAGTCATATACACAACTTCTAATCTTCTAAGCTGTTCCTTCAATACGGCTACATTTGTCTTTGGTTTCGGTCTTGGCTTTGTCTTTTCTATCTCTACTCTGGCTATCTCATTGTGCATAAGATTACGAATGTTTTTAAGCAGCCACTTCTCTATCTTCAATTCAGAAAACGTATGATTATACTTGCATACATATGATTCTTTAAATTGACACCTATAATTACGGTATTCTCTTTTGCTGCCATCTGACTGTTTGTGAACACAATATGTTGAAGCAAGATTATTATGGCACACAGGGCATTCTATTAGCCCAGTAAACAAATACACTCTGTCTGATTTTGATTGCCTTGGTATCTTTCTGTTTTGTAGTTTCAGCCAATCTTCTACAGAAACATACGCTGGACAATAACCCTCTACACCTCTGTAGTTTCCAGTATAGATTTCTTTTTTGCTAAGCTCCATCCATTTGTTTTTATTTTTCTTGATGCCATATTCTAGATTAACCATCTTGGCGGCTTTATTAACATTCTCATACTTAACAGCTATATCCCAGAACATTTGCAATGCTGGCTCTAACTCTGGATCTTTAATTAATCTTGTTATTCCATCTTCATCTTTCTGTTCCATATATCCAAATGGAGTTGAGCTTTTGCCGAAGAAGGACTCTTTGTTCTTTCTCTTGTTCTCGAAGACTACTTGAATGCGCTCCGATGTTTTCTCCCTCTCGTTCTGTGCAATAGCAAGGAAAATTGTGATTGCCATTCTTCCATTTGCGGTAGAAGTCGAATAATCTTCCCAAATAGCAGACCACTCTACATTATTCTCTTCCAATATTTCTTGAACTTTAAAATACTCTTTAATATTCCTAAACCATCTATCCAACCTAGTGAATAATATTATATCTATTTTGCCATCTTTAACATCCTGTAAAAGACGCATCATTTCAGGACGTTTCTTATATGATATACCTCCACTAACACCAGCGTCACAGTAATGGTCTACTATTTTCATTTTATTTTTTTCTGCATATTCTTCCAGTGCTTCTTTTTGAGTTGAAATACTATAACCAAACTTCGATTGTTCCTCCGTTGATACGCGTTCCCATAATCCTGCTCTCAATATTTTATTGTTGTTTGATGTTTTGTACATAGCCATAATTCATGTCCGTCCCCTTTCGTGATGTTGATGGTATGTATGCACTATCTATATTGTATGGTAGAAACTACGTATAAATCAAACCATGAGTATTTAGTCTGAGAATTTTATGATTATCTTTGCTTCGTATTTGTCGCTGAGTATTTCACTTAAAAGTTGTTCTATGTTTTTAACTATTCTTTGTTCATCATTTTCTTTTGTCAAATATGTTCACTCCTTTAATATAAAAATGGGGCTAATTAAAGCCCCATTGCATATATATTTAATTGTTAATTAAATCATACTTTTTAATAATTTCTTGTAGTAATTCACGTTCTGACTTTGATTCAATATAGGCATACTCTTTTACATACCAATCCGACTTATCCTGATCTTCTTTACCACCCTTATCGAGCACTCTTTTGCGATATTTATGTGAGTTGAGCTTGCAGAATGACATTGTTTCTTCTTTGCCGTATAGAAGAATCATTTCATCAATGCATTCAATGCCACGCTCGTAATGAGGTGGGTGGTTTACCATATCTACATCTTTAGTGTTATCAGTATTATCCTCGCAGATGCATGGTTCGTCATACATACTATTTACAAACTCAGCCACCTTCTTAAGTTCGTCTTTGTTCCCGTGAACGATAAGAGAATTATTTTTGCCATTCTTACTTTCGTTATAACTAATTATAGCCATATTATTCATCCTCCCCTAGTACAATTTCTTTGAAGTGCGGCAGCTTTTCAATTTGCTCACATAGCTCCACCCATTCCGGAAGCCTATGGTTCTTTCGTTGTTGATAAATCGTCTTAAGCTGTCGATAGTTCGTGGTCATTGAAGCAGTCAACTTGAACCCGCATGGATTCGTATATAGTAAACGCAAATAATCTTCTGGGTCGTTTGTCTCATTATATTTGTCTTTAAGCTCATTCATAATATCAATTACACGAGGGTCAACGTAATCGATATACTGTTCGTTCAAATTAAATTTGCTGATACGATGCATTGTTGATTGACTTGAAATGAAATCGAGGAACGAATATCGTTCGGCCTCAGTCCAAGCTTTAACGGTAAAAGTCAAGTCAAACTGTACGATAATACCAGTAAGAAACTGGTCATGTCCAGTTCCGGGTTTGCACGAACCAAGCTTTTTAGTTGTATTAACAATGTCACCATTTACTTTGTCGATATCAGTAGCCATAGGAAATTTAGAGCCTCGAACAGCATTTTCAAGTCCATATACGTGAATGTTATCAATTACCATATATCCTCCTAAGAAAACGGCAAAAGTATTACGTTTTTATAATACTTTTGCCATTATAGCATATATATTTATTTGTTTATGTAAGAATCGATTTCTTTTTCAAGATATTCAAGATAGTCATCGAACAAGCCCTTTGCCCAAATATATCCCTTTACATCTCTTGCTAGCTTCATACTGCGCATGTCGGATTTATAATCAAATGGCTTACGTTTCTTTGGTTGACGAAGCTTCATTGCCAAAATATCGTCTAAGAAAGCTTTATTCATCTTCGCAATATAGCTAATGTCACTTTTATCTAGCTTTGAAACTAGAATTTTATACTTTAAAATCTCGTTTTCTGGAATATTAATTGTAACTTTCGGGAGATTTTTTGTACTGAACGGGCTGATGTTTGCGCCATATGTACTAGCCTTCATCAGTTTTGCAACCGACTCTATATCGCTTGCCAAGAATCGAAACGTTACTTCCTCATCGGATTCATCATAATCAAGAATTTCAACACCTTGTTTGACCAATTCCTTTTTAATATTTCTACCACGACCAAGCGATGGGATATATGCTAACAGCACGCCGCGTCTGCTACTATTAAGACCCCAATAGATTATCTTATTGCCTTGAGAACACTTAATATAAATACCTGTTTCTTTATCAATTCCACCGCCAGCGTCACGTGGAAAATCATTTGTATCAAGACAAAGCTCTGGTAGTAATCTATATACGCCCTTATACCTCATAAGATAATTTGCCATATAATCACCACCCTTCAGGCACTAAACCAAGTTGTCTCATAATACTGAACTTTTCATCTGTTGTTTTAATTGGAACACAACACTCGCAAGTTTCATTAGACTCCATTACCTTGAGATACGTCCGATAGTCTCTATCTAATGGCTTATCTTTCTTTTGCATTTTACGTGTAGATATATGCATACATACAACCGATTCAATATTGTCTTCAGCATTCATTACAATACCGCTAAATTTACACCAAAGGCAATCATGTGGGATAGACATATCAAGCACGTTAATTTTTTCGATCATAGGTAATCGCCAACTTGCCAACCACTCAATACACCGTTATCAATAAGATATGTCATACAATTATCTGCGAGATTCTTAACAATCAATGCTACCTTGAAGCTTGGGTCTTGTCCGAGAATATATTGATAATCGTAATGCTGACCAAATTGTTCATCAAGAACTTCAATGCTCAAGTCATCAGGATTATTTTTTGGAATGAATACGTTAAAAGAAATCTCAATATCGTCACGACACTTACAGAAATACCATACGTCTTTATTAAAATCTGTAAAGCCAAGTTGACGCATTTTTTCATCAGGTAAGATATGTGCTTTAATATTAGCGTTCATACCATATTTATTGAGTTTTACACTTGGCATACTTACTCCTTATTCTGAAGCATCGTTTCTTTTATAGTATTAAGTTGTTTAATAATTGCATCAATGCTTTTAACATTAGAAAACGTCATGATAACGTCTTGATTTTTAAGATTAAAATTATCTGAATCAATTGTTTCGCCAATTGAACGATGCTTATCAGATTGTTCAAATGCAACTCCGCCAACATTATCATCTTGCCAATAAAGTGGAGTGACAAGAATATCCCCTTTGCCGAAGTCTAACTCAGTAAAGTTTTCATCTTTATAAATCATATTGGTGTCCTACTTATTAGTGCTTCCGAATCCACCGTTACGAACTTCAGTTACGTCATCATCAAGTGTAATACCAAACGGAAGAAATACACCTTGGCAAAATGCGTCACCTTTATTAATCTGGAACTCTTGTGCAAGAGCACTATCATTGACTAGCTTAATCATAATATGACCTTGATTATCAGAATCAAAATAATCACCATCAATAATACCTACTGTGTTTGCCATACATGCGCCGTACTTGAAACCAAGGCCGCTACGAGGAAACTCCATCAGAACCCAACCGTCATACATCTCACAACGAATACCGGTTGGAATCTTGATAGATTCGTTAGGCCCGAGCTTAAAACTAACAGGAGAATAAAAATCATATCCTGCTGACATATATGTAGCACGCTCAGGCAGTTTGATATTGTCATAAATATCATGGATGTGCTTATCCACTTCATCTGGCTCAAGTCCATCAGTAATACCGTCAAATGCGTCAATCCAGTCCTTCTTAAACTGATCGAAATCGACCTTAGAAAACTTTGCCATTCGCTGCATATAAATCACCTTTCTTTGTTGTTGCATATATCATTAATTATTATACAGTACAATTTCGCCTGTTGCTAGAGTTTTTTGCACATCTATTACGTTCTGGTTTGAACTTCCGCACCATTTAAGAGAAATGTTATTAAGTTCATCAATATATTTGCCGTCAACCAACACGTCACACATAGATACGGAATCTTTTCGAGCTTTAATAAGATTATCTCTGTCTACATCGAGAACATTTAACACGGCTGGTTTAAAAATTTGATTCCATGTAAATCCAGTATACAGCCAAATCTCTTTGTCTGGAAATTTGTTTTTGATTTCATGCAACAAAGACAAAACGTCATACACATTTTCTTCTTCCAATGGTTCTCCGCCGAGAATAGAAACCCTTACAATGTATGGCTCAGAAGCAAGTTCAAGGAATTTATCTTTAGACTTGTTTGTCCATTTTCTGCCGCCATTGAAGCTCCATGTTTCTGGATTAAAACAATTCTTGCAATGAAAGCGGCACCCTTGCACGAAGAGAGAAACGCCGATGCCGCTGCCATTTGACACATCCATTTTTCTGATTAAAGCATATCGCATACTATAAATACCGCCTTATAATTAAGAAATTTCAACATATGGCATGTCGTCTACATGAAGAACGCGCTCTTTAATTTCTTGAGTACGCCCCTGGTTCCAAAAATTTGTTCCAATATACCATAGTACCCTCGGTTTCCCGATATTTATCAGGGTGTGGACTATGCCTTACGTTCTCTCCATTATTTTGGTTGAGCAACGCCGATTATTATAGTCTCTGCACCTTCTTGTTTACATATTCTTTAATCTGTAATTCCCTGTCCAATAGAATTACAGGTTTTTCTTTTGGATAGCGATACTCTTTGAATAGTAAAGTTTCCGCATACCACCTTGCGAACAAAGCTTCTTCTTCAAATACATACACACCAAGATTAAGTAGCCTTCCATTTATCTTAATGTGTGCATAAAATTTCCCGTTCTTAGTTTTTGCAACACCCTTATAGTTTGCATTCATTTGATTCTGAGACTTTGTTACTACTCTAAGGTTACACTTTCTGTTGTCTAACGTATTGTGGTTGATATGGTCTACAAACTGGTCGGTGTCAAGAATAGCTCTCGACATATGAATACTTCCACCTTTAAACTTTGGTGTATTCATTGCATAACCAGAACCAGAAAGCTTCCACTTAATATCTTTTACTTTTGGTACATCTTCTGCATCAACCATAGCTGTTGCTACAACATCGCAATTCTTATCATATAAATCTATATATGCAATATCGCCATCAACCCTTATTTCGTTTTTGTCAAAAATCGTTCTTGGGTTGTTTTCTAATGCATGTCCATATTTTTTAAACTGATTATAATGTTTTGTACACCATACTTTTTTATTGGATGACACTTTTTGAAAAGACATTTTCCCGCAAACATTACAAACATAATATGGTTTACCATTCATATAAACAGTTCCTATGTTATGGTCTTCACAAGTCTTAACGTTATTAATCTTATACATATTACCTCCTTTCGATTTATCATTGGACAGTCTATTGTAAACAAGCTTGGCTCACGGTTGCCATGCAATATTGTTTGTTTAGGTTTCCCGTGAATTTCAATCGTTTTGATTTGTAGCCAGTCTCGGATTTAATTTCGACCACAAGTTCTGCGTGCCACGCTCATCTTATTTTGGTCACGATTGCCACAATTAGGACATTCCCAAACAAGATCTCCGCTCTCTTCATCTTCAACGATAAGAATTTCTTTGTCGTATCCACATACCATGCAATAATCGCTCTTGGTATTCAGCTCGGCATACATAATATTCTCGTAGATGAACTGAATAATTTGAATTACCACGTCGATATTATCAGTCAAATTGGGGACCTCTACATAGCTAATTGCGCCACCAGGAGAAAGCTTTTGGAACTTTGCTTCGAGAGAAAGTTTGTCAAACGCATTGATTTCTTCTGTCACATGCACATGATAAGAGTTCGTGATGTAGTTTTTATCTGTGATGCCCTCAATTTCACCGAAACGTTTTTTCAAGCAATTGGCAAACTTGTATGTTGTGGATTCGATTGGAGTACCATAAAGGCTGTAGTCGATATCCTCTTCCTCTTTCCATTGAGTGCATTTATCATTAAGAGCCTGCATCACTTCAAGTCCAAACTTCTCGCCGATTTCACCGTCTGTGTGGCTATGACCAGTCATATACTTCACGCACTCATACAAACCAGCATATCCAAGTGAAAGAGTTGAGTATCCACCATATAACAGTTTATCAATCGTCTCGCCCTTTTCAAGGCGTGCCAACGCTCCATGCTGCCATAGGATAGGGGCAACGTCGGAAACAGTTCCTTCGAGTCGATTGTGGCGAATACGAAGAGCACGATGACAAAGCTCTGTACGCTCCTCAAAAATCTCCCAGAATTTATCCATATCGCCACCAGATGACAGAGCAACATCGGGAAGATTGATGGTTACAACGCCTTGATTAAAACGGCCATAATACTTTGATTTGCCATCATAATTCTTGGCGTTAGCTACATTATTATAACCATTTCCGCTTCTATCAGGAGTCAAAAAGCTGCGACAACCCATGCATGGATATACATTGCCTTCGCCATTCTTATCAATCTTATATTCAAGCATCTTCTTTTCCGAGATATAATCTGGAACAAGACGTTTCGCTGTGCATTTTGCTGCAAGCTCAGTCAAATAAAAATACTTACTGCCTTCATATGCGTTGTCTTCCTCAAGAACATACAAAAGCTTCGGGAATGCTGGGGTTACCCATACATCCTTCTCGTTCTTGACGCCTTGGATTCGCTGGTTCAAAACTTCTTCGATGATAAGTGCGAGGTCATCTTTCGTCTGCTCATCCTTGGCTTCATTTAAATACATATTGACAGACAAGAACGGCGCTTGACCATTCGTTGTCATAAGAGTAACTACTTGATATTGAATCGTCTGAACACCTCGCTTGATTTCTTCTTTGACCATGGAATCAACCATATCATTGTAGCGCTCAATTTCCCCGTCAGTTTCAGGTTTATGACCAGTGAATTCAACGAACGCGTTCATAGCGTCCTTCTTGAATTTCTGTCGGCTCACGTCAATGAAAGGAGCGATATGAGCAAGGCTAATTGTTTGACCGCCGTATTGGCTAGACGCAACTTGAGCGATGATTTGAGTCGCAATATTGCAAGCGGTAGCAAAACTATGCGGCTTTTCAATCATAACGCCAGAAATAACCGTACCGTTTTGCAGCATGTCATCGAGGTTAACAAGGTCGCAATTGTGCAGCGCATTCTGACCGAAATAGTCCATATCATGAAAATGAATGATACCAGCCTCATGAGCCTTAACTACATCTTGAGGAATGAGAAATCGCTTGGAAATATCTTCGCTTACAATGCCAGCCATATAGTCGCGCTGAGTAGTCACAAGTTCTGCGTTCTTATTAGAGTTTTCATTATTCCAATAATCGCTCTTACCATTCAACAGTTCGAGAATCGTTTCATCTGTAGTATTTGCTTCACGAATAATTTTGCGCTGATAACGATATTCCACATAGCGGGAAGCAACATCTTTGCGAGATGTTGCCATTAACTTATTAACCACCATGTCTTGAATATCTTCAACCGACATTTTATTCTTTTTAACACTTGCCACCTCGTCGGCAATCTTATCTACAATCGCCTCTGACTTTTCATTAAGTTCGCCATCTACCTCAATGAATGCTTTCTTCATTGCATTTGAAACTTTCTCTTTTTCGAAAGAATCAATTCGACCATCGCGTTTGATAACAAACATCATACGCATTACCTCCTAGTCATTAGCATATATACTTATTAGATACATTAAACAATTATACCCTATCTTGCAGTAAGATAGGGTATAAATTTAAAAATAATTAAGAAATTTTTTGGTTCATATCAGTAAGTAAATCCTGCATAAATGTATGTCTTGTAAGGTTCGCTTTCTTTTTAACTGCCATGTTTACGCTTTGAATGTAGCCAAGATGAAAACATTTTTCTTTCATTCGAGTCAATCCAACGTAAAGCAAGTTGCTATTAAGCATAAACATATGTGATTTCGGCGTACATAGAATAACATTTTTGATGCTAGAGCCTTGAGATTTATGAATAGTACATGCATACGATAGGCTTATCATATTCATATCGGCTTTATTATATCTAATTAAAATACCGTCAAAGTCCATAACAACGTAATCTTTGCACGCATATTTAATTTTTGCTGTTTCCCCGTTTGCAACAAAAGCAGTTTGTGGCGATCCATCTTCATATAGCAATGGCTTATACTTTTCATCACACATTGACGCACGATAATTATTCTGTGTTTGCATGACTAAATCATCGTCATAATATACAGTATCTCCGACCTTCATAAAACGGCTACTTCCATAATTTTTATTAATGGCCTTTTGAATCATATTGTTTAAAACAACAGTACCACAATCACCCACATTCTTTGCGGTAAGAACCTGAATGTCCTCTGGCTTGTTACCCATGTCAATAAGTTTCTTATACAAAGAAACGGCATACTTTGGAATTGACTCTGATTTAAGATCGATGAAAGTATAATCTTTATTAGCACCAAATTGAGTAGCTTTATTCTTCATTGATTTATCAAGGTACGGTTTGCAAAACCTCGTATCGGTAGCAACCTTCATTAAGCCACCATCAGAATAGCGAAAGATTTTGGTTAACGTTGTTGTCGGAATAATGCCGCCTTCCATAAAGTCATGTAGTAAATTGCCACAGCCTACAGATGGGAGCTGGGCGTTATCACCGATAATCACAAGTTTGGTACATTCGAAATCAATCGCATCGATAAGATGCTTAAATAGTTTAATGTCGCACATAGAAAACTCATCAACGATAACAACATCATATTGTAACTTGCAATCCTTATTAAAACACCATCCATCTATAGGTGAATACCCTAAGCCCCTATGAATCGTACTTGCCTTTTCGCCGGTATATTCTGATAAGATTTTTGCAGCTTTACCAGTAGGACTCATAAGAATAAATGACTTCATATTATCATTAAGCAGATTGATCATAGCTTGCGTTGTAAAACTCTTGCCACTGCCAGCGCTGCCGTTGAGAATGCTAATACTATATTTGCACATATTGTCAACGGCTCCAATAGATCGG